AGCCCTTCAGCAATACTCATTCTTGGTTTCTGGGAATCCGATGCACTTGGCGAAGATGTGATGCGCGACGAACCTTTCAGTTGCGCGATATACTCATCTTTCTCTTTTACCATTTCATGCAATGCCTTCAGTTGAGCCTGCATCTTTTGGTATGCACGGCCTTGGTGGATCAACCGATTCATGTCTTCCACCGATGCTTGTTCGTTGCTCTGCTGAGTCGCAGCAAGCGCGATAGCCTCGTCACGCGACAAGTCAAACTTGATTCCCTTTTCCTTCATGTAGTCAGCAAGGGTATCTGGGATTGCCGTAGCGTTGTCGATCTCCTGCTGTGTGTTCTTGTAGCTTTCGCGCCACTGATTCAGATACTTATTCCTACCTTCTTGCTCCCGTTGTTTTGCTGTTTGAAGGATGTTCTGCTTGGTTTCCTCAAAGTTGACGAGGGCTGAATGGTGGTTTTGAGTTGCTTTGATGAAGCTGTTGACTTGCTCTGCGAATTGATACTGCTTGAATTGCGAAAGCGAGTTCGTGATTTCCTCGAACGCTTGGTCGCGGTCGGCTTCCGCCGCTCGACGATCCTCTTCGGATGCCGCATTGAAGATGGAGGCGTTTGCATTGACAGCACGGGAGAATGTTGAAAGAAGCGTTGGATCATTCGATAGCAACTGTCTCGCAGTATCGTAGGTATTCTTGATAGGATCGAGGTAATTCTTTTTGAAGTCAGGATTACTCGTAATGTCGTGAAAATCGAGTTTGCTTCGGAGTTCCTTGATCTGCTCTGATAGTTGTTGCTCAACCTCCAACTTCTCTTGATTGGCTTTGTTGAGTTGATCTTGGTAGTGGTTGGTTTCTGCCGTCGATTTTGACTCGGATACCAGTCGTTCAAGTTCTTGGATTTTTGTTTCAAACTTGGGGATTTCATCTTTCTTGTATTTCTCAAGTTCTTCTTTGAGCTTGCGGTTCTCTTCGATTTGCCGCTCAACGAATCCTTTTTTCTTCCCCGTCCGGTCAGACGTGATTTCAGCTTCGGTAACTCCTGTTGGTTCTTCTTGTGGTTCTTCTTCATTGTATTTAGGTATTCCAAGGTTAGGGTCGCCAACATTCGTTGCGCTTGGCTTGCCTTCGTCGGCTTGTTGTTTGCTGAACTTCTTGAGGAAGTCAGATGTGTTACCTTTAATCGGGACTTGAGGTTTAGATTTCAGTTCCGCGATTACGTCTGCTGTGTCGTTTGTGTCTGCCATAAATTAGATTTCGTCGAGGTCTGGATCAACCGCGCTATCCGCAGGCTCTTTATGCTTTGCAGTAGCTTTTGTTTTTTTGAATGCTCCTTGCTCTTCCGTTCCAATAGCATCAATAGTTTTGATTGCATGGATAAGTGTGGTTACTCCTTCTGGTGGGTTTACATTAAGTAGTAAATACGCCTGTAGTTTGTTCCAGTCTTCGTGTGAGGTTATTGCCGCGCATAGGGATTTTATTTTTTCGGTTGTCATTGTGGTGTCATTGGTGTGATATTATTCTCCATCTCAACTTCTTCGGTTCCTTCTGGAGTCTCAACCTCTTCGGTTTCAGTCTCCATTTCCTCTGGCTCCTCTTCTTCCATTTCTGGCTCTTCCATCTCTGGAGACTGCTTGCCTTTCATTGTTGCTTGCTTGGCTTTCTCCTTCTGAATCTCAGCACGAGCCTTAGCCTTCTGAAGCGCAAGTTGAGTGATACCCTGTTCCTTGCGTTGTTCTGTGCGTTGAGCGTGACTGATAGAAGCCTTTCCAATTGAGATGTCGGCGAGTTTCTTCTTGGTGTCGATTTCGATGCCAGACTTAGCGGCGAGGTATTGAAGTTTGATGTCTTCCTCGGAGTTTGGTTGACCAGATTTCTGAGCTTCGGCTTCTGCCATCTGGACGTAAACTTGCTGAAGTTCGTCGGCCATCTTCTGAGCCTCGTTCATTCCCTGCATGAATTGTTTCAAGAAGTCCTGCTTGGATTGGTCTTTGCTGATATACTCAACGTGCGCCATGATGTGACCACCCTTGAATTTGATTGCACGAACCGCTTTCGAGATTTCAGCAAACTCTGGTTGGCCTTGCTGCACAGACTGCATATTCATCTGCAACTGCATGACCAAATCTTGGAAGTGACCTTGCGCGTGTTCGATGTGCGGATCAGTTGGTAGCACAGGGAAGTTTGCAGGATTGACGAACGCATCAGTCATACCAGCATTTTCAAATCCGATGATACGAGCGGTATCATCAATCTTGCTGACCTTAGTATTCCGGTAGCGAGCTACGTTGTCTCGTCCAGAGAGTGCCGCGATTGCATCCTTAACTGCGTTCTCTTGCCCCTCGTTGGCTGGAGTGATTGCCGTGATGTTCAGCAACTTCTCTGCCGTAATTAGCTTGAACGATGGGCTTCCCGCTCCATTGATAAGATTAGAACGGATACTGGTAATATTTTTCCATTGCGCGGCTTCCCTTGGCGTTCCAAGTTCATCCAAGATTTCATAGAACTTCTTAACATAATCATATCCATCATCGCTGGATTTGGAGTTTACAAATCGTTTGTAGAGTTGCTTGAAGTAAAGCGTTTGACACTCATTGAATCGACGGATTTGAGTTCCAGACAATTTGGCTGATTCAGCGGCATCAAGTTCCGCTTCGCCTTTGGTGCGTTGCTTTCCTCCAGCGGTAGGAGCATTAATTCGATACTGCCCCATGCCGCGATACATATCTCCCATGAAGAATTGCATGAAGCTCATACTCTCTGCTACTGGAAGTTGGAAGCGGTTCTGAATGAACTTAGCACCATCTGGCATCACGCTAATTGGTAGCCATTCCATCTGCTTCAGCATCTTGGTTGCATCTGGGCCTTGTCCCTCAATCATCAGCATGGAGTTGAGTCGCACCGCATCTACCAGCGAGTTCATTGTGAAGTCATACTGACGGCAGGCGACGAACGCCGATTCCGCTTGGCTCTTGATGTCTTGAAAGAGTCCGCTTCCCACCGAATCGGTGAGCATATACATGATCTCATCCCATGAGTTGAATAGTCCTACCTTGAGCATCATAAACCCGTGCTGGGTTCTGATGTCATCTTCACTGATCTTGCCTGCTCCTTTGATGTTGGAGTTGATGTAGTCGGAGATTGGCTGGTAGTCTTGGAGGATAATCGCCTTGCTGATCTTTCCGTCGAACTCCCTCCAGTATACTTCGTAGAGGTCAATCTTTTGGTTTACAGACAATGACCAGTTGAATCCTGCCTCGCTGATCGTGCGGAAGAAGTCTTCGCGGGTCTTGCGGTGATTGCTGAATGCGCGGTGGAATCGGATCGCATCAATTGCTGCGTCCACATTCCAGCCCATTGCTTCTGCCGCTGCACGATTCTCAATCTTCTTGTAGAGTTCGTATGGTGTCAAACGGACACGGCGAACAAACTCCTCAAGGTTGCAGAAGTCGATCCTAATGTCGTCTGGAAAGAGAAGGTCGGAGAGAAAGACGTGTTCTGGCATCCATCCCATAGGTGAATCCCACATTCCGATTCCTTTTCCATACAGCAACATTTCCTCAAGGTCTTGCTCTGTGTTGTAGAGGTATCCGGGCCATTCGCGGATTGCTTGGTCAAATGCGATGGAAATGTTTTCGGAGTTAACGAGCCGTTCTTTTTCGTTTCCATACTTTGTCTTGATCGTGCAGCAAGCCTGCCGTTCCGTAATGACATCGTAGTAACTGGACTTCTGGTTATCAACGATAAATGCAAGTTGTCCGTAGTTCACATCAGACTGCCAAGGAAGACGTTTTTCTGCGAGCTTGCTATAACCAGTTGGAGGAAAAGATTTATACGCTTTAAAAATTCGTAAACGCTTGTTCTCTCGACCTATATTAGCAAGACGAAGATGATTTGCGATGTTCCAGGCGTGCGAGGCGTTAGAAATTCGTGTTTCGGGTGGCTTGCCGTCTTGATCTAAAACTGCAAGGGAAAAGTTGTCGGAGCCGATTGAGAGCATAGAATTTTACTTTTATCTTTTACGCTAATGAATTCAAGGCATTTCTTCGTTTGTTACACGAACTACATCCGCGAGCTTTATGCTCAAGTTTAGTTCCTAAAACTTTGTCAGTAGTCTTGGCTACTGTGTGAATAACCTGTGCAATCTTATCTCCAAGTCCATCGCTATACCAACAACGTTCACTTGGTTGACGCTGGCAGATTTGATCTTCGACCATCTGCTCAATGTTAGCAGGAAGTTCAACCCCGTTGGAGCGATAGTCTTTCTGGATGTTCTGCATCAACCCGCTCCATGTGCTTCCGTAAACAATCGCTGGAAACGTGAGTTTATCGCGCTTGATCTCATAACGCCAATACCAACCGCCGACTGGTGCGAGGTTTTTGTTTTTCAGTTTCATCTTGCCTTTCGTCGGAAAATATATTTTCTTATTGATATGTCAAGAGTTTTTTCTTCAAACAAAGGTATTCGTCGTTACGGAATTCAATTCCCAGAAAACATGGATGATCTTGGTATTGAGTTATACTGCTACGCTATAAGCCGAGGCGAGTATGGAAAAGACTATTGCACCAAACAAAATATAAATCTGTCAGATTTTAAATTACTCTCACCACACGAACACTTCATTAATGCCGTCAAACTCCAATGGCCGACTGAAGTTTCTATCGTTAATCGTGGTTACACCAATACCCAGTTGTTAAGGACGCTTGAAGAACTTTGTAATAATCAAGACATTTGTTTGGCCGGAGCTGCCTCGATGGGTAAATCCTTTCCAGTTGGATTATGGGTCTATCTTGATTGGTGCGCTGCACCGCATTGCACTTCATCTTGGGTGGCTACTACTACATTGGGCGCGTCCGAGGATCGTATTTGGGGTATCATCTCCAAGTTATGGAAGTCTGCTCGCGTTCAGTTTGGCAAGCTCATCGACTATCGCCACATGATTGTTTGGGGTGGCGCGTCTAACGATGAGGATAAAGATTATCGTAATGCGATAAAAGCTCTCGCGTTCCAATCTGGTAATGAGGGTCAGAAGGCTATTGATACCACCCGTGGTCGTAAGAATGATCGTATTAGATTGGCACTTGATGAGTTGCCAGAAATGGAGTTGGGCGCGATTACTGCCAAGGTCAACTTATCCGCTAACAACGATGTGACATTTATCGGTATCGGAAACCCATCTGCTGGTGACAATCCTCACACTCGTTGGGCAATGCCTAAAGGTGCTTCTAACTTTGATGCAGTGAATCCAGATATGGATAAGTGGGAGACTGAGACTGGCGTTTGCTTGTTCTACAATGGTATGCGTAGCCCTAACTTCGCTGCGCCTGCCAATGAACCTTCTCCATTCCCTTTCTTGATGGATCGCAAGAAACAAGAGATCATGCTCAAGCAGTGTTACGGAGATGAGAATGCTATCGACTATGTTCGTAACGCGATTGGTTGGTGGCCGAAGTCGGGATTTGCTCAGACTATTCTTACTGCCGACTTGATCCGTAATGCTGATACGAACGAAGAGCCACTTTGGGATTCAGAAGGATTTACCAAGGTTGCTGGATTCGATACTGCGTTTACAGTTGGCGGTGACCGATGCGTTCTGACTATCGCTAAGTTAGGATATGTGCGCGGGACTCGTAATCGTGTGATGTGGTTGGAAGATCAGAAGATTATCCAGTTATCCGCTAACGCCGCTGCCGAGTTTGAAATTCAGTTGGCTACTGAAGTTGTTGGGTTCTGTAGAACTGCTGGAGTTCAACCATCCAAGTTTGGTATGGACGTGTCCGGTGATGGTGGTCGAGTTGGACAAGCTATCATTCGTGAGTGGCTACGCTTTGACGCTGGCGGCGCGGCAATCGCTCTTATCTCATCTATGGGTAAACCTACCGATCGAATCGCAGCAGAGGTAGATAAACGCCCGTGTAAGGATGTTTATGATAGGCTTGTATCTGAGTATTGGTATTCGGCCTATCATGGATTCAAGAGTCGAGTTCTATTCGGCGTTGCACCATCATCTGATTTGTCGAGGGAACTTTGCCTGCGCCGATACACCATTAAGTCCAAGAAGATTTCCGTAGAAACCAAAGATGACTTCAAGGGTAGGACTGGGTTCTCACCCGACTTGGCAGATAGTTATCTTTACTGCCTCGAAATGGCGCGGCGTAATGGACTCGTTTTTATCGGAAACGATAAACCAGTTCCAACTAACCGATTTTGGGCGCGAGATGAAAAGCCAGTTGAATCATTCTCTGATGACGACGCTTACTCATCAGATGATAATGGAGATTGGTAAATATACTAAGTTTATACTAATTTAGCTAAAATCAGTATAACTCAATCCAATATTCCTTCAAGTTCCAAAGTATTTGCTACTTCTTCTGGAACTACAATACGGATCATTTTCTCTCCGTCAAGATAACCAAGTTGCTCGTTAAGTCGGATGTCTTTCTTCTTCACCCAGCATTGATTGAACTTCTGACGAAATAGAATCTTCTCCGGTGTATTGGTTACCTCAGTTCCCTCGCAGATGATGCGGGATTCAAACGTGTTTGTATTCATAAATTAGATAATTGTTCTCTCTGGCCCAAGCTCGATTTGTTTCTATTTTAATGTGACAAGGGCGGCATACCGCCATGAAAGTGGATGATACTGATAGGTTCTTTCCTCTTTTGCTTTTGTGATGTATGTCCGTGGCTTGCCCGCCGCATACCTCACACTTGCCTTGGACTTTTTCGAGGTATTGTTTTCTGACTTCACTATATTCTTTGTTCTTGATCCTACGAGAATCTGATACTGCCTTTAACTTGCCACCTCGTTTTTTGAACCCCGTTTTGGCTTTAAGTGGCGTTTTTCTTCGTAGCATCGAAAGTATTCAGTTAGCTCTTTTAAGCCTTTAGCAGCGTCAATCGGATTGTCGTATTCTAATTTGACGGGGAAAGGTTTTCCTCGTTCGTGCATGGGGGTTGGTCTTCCTGCTGCGTATGGACTGACTTTGAGAACGTATAAGCCCTCTTCGGCTTCGATGAAGACGTGCATAATTCGATGACCTTATCTACTTGTTCTTTTTTTAAAATGCTTTTGGAGTTTACTTCGATCTGGTTGATGAGTGATCCAGTAACGCCGATCTTGTCACCAAGTTCACGGACAGTCAATTTCAATGCTCGCCGTGTCTCGCGGAGTTGGTTAGCGAAAGTCTTGCGTCCAAGAGAACGAACTGTGCGTGATTGCTCGTAGGCACTCATGCAAGTTTCATAAGCAGTTTCTAATGGATGTTTCATTTCAGAGAAAAAATAAACCAGAACTATTGACAAGTCAATACTTTTTTGTTACTATGGTTGCTTATGGATAACACTAACAAAATCAAAGACAACGCAGAAAAATTACTTGCTGGAGTAAGGCAAACTGTCATGGTTACGAATATGTCTTTAGCCGCCGCGCTGGAGACCCCGTTCATGGCTACCTACGAAAATGATGACGGCATTCTCGTCATGGCACTGAGAGCTAACAACACAGCTATTCTTGCGGCAACTGGCAATAACAGTAATACTGTCATCAAGGCAGATATTATCATAACAAACGAAGGTATCGGTGAACGCCGCTCCATCTTCCAGTGCGAGACAGAAGAAGATGCCAGTCAAATCTGGGACTTACTCAACGACAAAATGTATGAGTGGTCGAAGGGTGAAGTTGAGCAGGTTGAAATGGACTGGTTATCGTAACCGATAAAAAAGATGCTTGACATCGAACACAACCTATAGTAGTTTTCTCTTGTGCGAGAAATTGCACATCCGGGGTGAAGGCCGGATTCAAGATAGAAATTAAATTAACAAACAAACTATATGATCCCTTGTGGTGGTAATCCACCTTCATGCGTCAGTTGCCGCTTTCTATCGCCACTACAAGGGGTCGCCTTTTTCTAAAATGAAAAAATATGACGATTGTCCAATACGGGCAAAAAACGGGATAATGATTAAACGCAAAATATATCGCATTGATGGATTAACTCCGCTGCAACGAGAATTATTAGCATACATTGAAAATTGGGATCGCGGATGTGTAAATGATAAAGACTATTTGGCCTTTTCTTTTGGTGTATCAAAAAAAAGTATAAACTCCGCATTAGATTGCTTGGCAGCAAGAGATCTTATTTATGCTCAAAAAAATCGTGATGAAGTAAAAATATTCTGCAACATCAATTATATTAATGATGTTTATGGGGAGGGCATCGAATTATGAGCGAGAAGAACGAACGGGTTTTTCGCGGAGTTTGGGTTCCCGTAGAAATATGGGAATCTCAATCATTGTCATGGATGGAGAAATGCTTGTGGGCAGAAATCAGTTCTCTTGGGACTGAAGAGAAACCATGCTTTGCAAGTAATGGTTATCTTGCAAGAATGTTTCACAGCACAGAATCAAGCATCTCAAACATGATTTCAAAATTGAGGTCATTGAAGATGATTAAACAGATTTCTTACGATGGCAGAAGTAGGAAAATTCTTGCTGTCTTGCCAAGCGGGACTTCATCTACAAGTGAAGTCAGAGTTCACCCACAGGTGAAGTCTGACTCAACCCACAGGTGCAATCAGAGTCAACCTGCTGGTGAACTCAGACTCAACCCACAGGTGAACATAGATACTAAGGGAGATAATAAAAGAGATACTACAGGAGAATTAACTCTTAATCTCTTAACTTTTCAGCAACGAGCAAACCGACTTCTCGGAAGACGCGATACTACAAACTGGACACCAAAAGAAATTAAGGCAGCTAAACCAAACCTCGATACCTGTGAAGAAGACTGGAAGTTACTCGAAAACTTCTATTCCAAACGAAACGAAAAAGACGTTTACACTCGCCGCTCAATGGAAACCCTCCTTAACAACTGGGCTGGAGAGATAGACAAAGCTCGCGCCCACAAAGAAAGTGAGAGTCAAATGGGTTTCTTTAACAACAATTCATTCTAATGAAAAAAGTCCCAATAGCACGAAAGAGTGAAGTGGCAGCGTTGTCACTCATCGCAATCGACAGAAACATCCTTTCCCAACAAACATGGGATAGCGATTATTTCGCCATACCAGCCAACAGAATCGTTTTTAATGCGCTCCAAGGGGTTCACCAGCGGACAGGTTCTTGCTGCCCGTTTTCTGCCATAGCAGAGCTTGAGGCAACTGGTCAGTTGGAAGCAGCGGGTGGCGAGGATGCGATTCACGAAATGTTCGCTACGATGAAGGTAGCTTCTGGAAAGGTTTGCCAAGATATGGCAGATGACTACCGGAAGCATCTTCACCGCACGAAGGCATACCGCGATGTTCTGATCCTCATGGAGAAGGAAGAGCCAAACCTACGGACAGGCAAAGCAAATCTGAAGGAATTATCGGAAACGATAATGAAGTGTGCCGAGGATCGCACATCAAAAGTGAAACCAGTCAAAGACCTCATCATCGAAATCATTGATGAGATGGAAGGAAAAGCAGTAAAAGATTTTTACCCTACTGGACTCCTCAAAGTAGATCGTGCGCTCAAAGGTGGAATGCACAAAGGCGAGATGATGACAGTAGCATCAGAGACAGGTGGAGGAAAATCAATCTATCTTGTGCAAGCGGCACTCGCAAATCTACTGGAAGGAAAGTCAGTTCTGTTCTTCAGCCTCGAAATGAAAGCGAAGGACATCCTAACTCGCATGGCTTGCAACATCGCTGGTTATCCGATTAGAGAACCGGAGGATTACAAGACCGCAAACAAAGACGAACTCGCCAAAATCAGTGGCGCATTGTTAAAATTACACCAGTTACCCCTTGAAATCGTGGATGGAATAGCCGAAATTGACGAGATAGAGTGCCATATAAATCGGTATACGGGGGAAAATCGGGCAGATATTATCGTGGTAGATTACCTCCAAATCATCGCATTTGATGGTGCAGAAGGCAGAGAAAGCCAGATTTCTGAGATAGCAAGACGCTTAAAGGTAGCTGCGCTCAAGAATAACTCGATTATGCTGACTGCTTCCCAGCTTAACGACGAAGGAAGACTACGCGAATCACGGGCAATAGGGATGCACTCTGACCAAGTTGTGTATATCGAACACAAGGGAGACAAGAGCAGGTTGACAATCAAGAAGAACCGCCGTGGTCAGAGGAACTATTCTACGGAAATCATCATGCGCGGTGACATCTCAAGACTTGAGGAGGTTTACTAATGACAATCGACCAAGCATACGGAAAAGCGTTGAAGTATCTGGAGGCGGCAAACGCAATCTGGGAAGCTCAAGATAAAGAAAGGTATTGCATAGCAGAGAACTACCACAACGAAGGACTCAAGATAATGAACCAATATTTTTCTGAAACAAAAGTATTGACAGAACCACAAGATGTAGATAGTATGCTGCCATGAGTGACACACCAGAGACGGACAAACTTATATCGGATTGGTATTGCAACTTAACAGGCTTGCCTAATTTTGTAGACATTGCTCGCAAACTTGAACGCGAGCGAGGCGAAGCAAATACTAAACTGCAAGAAGTTAGTAGTAAATTAGCAGAGGCTTTGCGCGAACGCGACGAGGCACGAGAGCATTGGGGAAATGAATCCATGAATGCCGCCCAATTTTTTGGCGAAAAAACCAAGGCAATAGCCGAGCGAGACGAGGCGAGGGAGCAACTACGCATTGCGGTTGGGTTACTTTCAACGAACCCGCAGTTTGCAAACAAGCATCCAGAAGATGTATTGGCTTTTGTAAAGGAGGGCGCGAAATGAGATTTGGATATAATAAACAAACGGATCAACGGGATCAAGGCCGAGCGCAAGATTTACGAACTCAAACCGACTACTACCATCTGCACAGTGACCAACACCTTTTTAACGCTTTGCGGTTCGCTCAAGGATGCTCCGGTTCTGAAGCTCGCGTCCGTGCCGATATGATACGCGAAGAAATTCAGCGTCGCATTAAGGAGGGCGCGAAATGAGTGATACACCAGAGACGGATGCGGAATGGGAAGAGTTATGTTCCAATTTCAGTCGGTATCGCATCGCGGAGAAAATGAAGACATATTGCCAAGAGAAGGAACGCGAGCGCGATGAGGCGAGAAGGGAGCGCGATGCGTGGGAGAAAGTTGCTATTCTCAACGCAGAAAAACTTGGATGCTTGCTGTTTGGCAAAGTGGAGGTCGCGGAATGATAAACTCAAGAGCTAAAGGAGCAAGAGCAGAACGTCAGTGGCGAGATGAACTACGCGCCCAAGGATTCACTGCTAAACGTGGACAGCAATTCGCGGGCGGTCAAGACTCACCAGATGTGATCTGCGAAGAACTGAAAGGTAAACTCCACTTTGAGGTGAAGCACGTTCAGAACTTGAATTTAGATAAGGCTTGCGAGCAGGCCGAGCGGGATGCTAAAGGCATTGCGTGGGCAGTGGCTCATAAAAAGAATAATAAGAACTGGAAGGTAACAATTCCTGCCGACACGTTCTTCAAACTACTTAGGGATGGGATGGAATCATTATGAAAAAACCAACAACAAAAGCAGGTAAGGCCGCGAAAGTGGCTAAAGTCATGGGCGAATACAAGCGTGGAACTCTCCATGCTGGCGTGAACCCTAAAGGCCCAAAGAAAGCACCACTTGCTAAGAGCCGCAAACAGGCAGTAGCGATTGCACTTTCACAAGCTGGAATGTCCAAAAAGAAAAAATGAAAACTGGACTCTACGCTAACATCAACGCTAAACGCAAACGCATCGCCGCTGGTAGTGGTGAGAAGATGCGGAAGGTTGGAAGCAAAGGCGCACCAACTGCGAAGGCATTCAAACAATCAGCTAAAACTGCAAAGAAAAAATGAAAAAAGAAAATGGTAAAAAATGTTGTGGCATGAAAAAGGGTTGCAACAAGAAGATGCACGAAAAGATAGAATCAAAAGCCATGAAGAAAATGGAGCGCAAACGTGGTGGAAAATCCTAAATTCTCAGTTGGGGATAACGTGTCCAAAGTTGGAGGTGACTATAGATTTGATGGTGTAGTTAGGTCTGTATTCACTAAAGACTCTGGAGTTATCCGGTTAGTAGTTGAAGATGATCGTGGAATTCTACACATTTATTCAGAAAAAAACTTAGAGAAAAAATCATAATGGAAAAGCGATTTACAAAAGTAGTTAAGAATCCAAAGACTGGCAGGACTAAGACTGTGAAGTATGGTCAGAAAGGTGCTACGATTAGTCCGGGGACTCCGAAGGGGTCAAGTTATTGTGCGCGAAGTTACGGGATTAAAAAACGTTTATCAAAAGAACAGCAGAACAATCCCAATACAGCAAACAACTTAAGTAGGAAAAAATGGAAATGCGTCGGGAAGGTTAGTAAGAAATAAATGAAAATCAACGGGAAAAGCACAGAACGCAATGTTGATCTGAATGATGGTCGAGTAGGATGGAAGTATCCACTCAACTCCAAACAGATCAGCAAAGCCTGTGAAGACTTCTTCAAGAAGCGCGGAATGAAACGATACACGATTACTGGTCAGGAAAAGAAATGAATTGCCCGAATTGCAGTAAGGAAACAATAGTCAAAGACAGTAGGAAGAAAGACAACTCAGTAATACGAAGAAGACTCTGCGATTGTGGAGAGAAGTTCACTACCAAAGAAGTAATCGTTGAACTCAAACGAGGAAATTACGAAAGAAAACCTATTCAACCAATAGCAATGAGCCAATCTGCTAATGGTAACTGGACAATAACAATAGATGATAACACGCCCGAATGGGCAAGAAAGATGCTGCTTAACCTATGAGTATCCCGCAATTCCTTTTTATCTATGCCAAAGAAGGTAAGGTAAGATGCTTAACGCCAGATGAAGCGCACAGAGAAACCTTAACAGGTAAAGGATGGACGCACACAGCAACCATTAACCCCGCAAGATGGATTGAAGCTATGGCAAATGGCGATCAAGACCCATCAGATATGTTAGATGAAATTCAATTTAAAAAACCATGAGTATCGTAAACGATAAATTCCGCTTCCATATCCTCGGCTTGCCTCACACAGTAAGTTCCAAGGAGTTTAATGCCTGTGCCTATACCCAAAAAGTGGTGAAGTTCGGGAAGATGATGACCCAGCGCGGCCATGAAGTAATCCACTACGGACACGAAGATTCAGACCTGATCTGCACAGAACACGTCCCTGTTCTAACAAACGATGACTTCAACAAAAGCTACGGATCACATGACTGGAGGAAGACATTCTTCAAGTTCAATACGAATGACCACGCCTATCAAACCTTCTACCGAAATGCGATTAAGGCAATCGGGCAGCGTAAGAAGAAAAACGACTTCATTCTCCCATTCTGGGGAAGCGGAGTAAGACCAATCTGTGACGCGCATCCTGACCTAATCACAGTTGAGCCGGGCATTGGGTATGCTGGTGGACATTGGGCGCGGTGGAAAGTATTTGAATCCTACGCAATCTACCATGCGTTCTGTGGAATGCAGGCAGTAGGTAATTGCCAGCAAGATAACTATGCCGTGGTAATCCCAAACTACTTCGATAAAGAAGACTTCGACTTCTGTGACCAGAAAGAAGATTACTTTCTATATCTGGGTAGGGTATACTCTGGAAAAGGTGTAGATATTGCCATTGAAGCTACCTACCGAGCGGGAGTTAAACTGGTCATAGCAGGCCAAAAAGAGGAAGGTTACAAGTTACCAGACCATGTTCACTATGTAGGATACGCCGATGTTTCTACCAGAAAGAGGCTCATGTCGAGGGCCAAAGCATCCTTCCTACCAAGTCAGTATGTAGAACCATTCGGTGGAGTCCAAATAGAAAACCTACTCTCTGGCACTCCAACAATTACATCTGATTGGGGTAGTTTCACTGAAAACAACCTACATGGAATAACAGGATTCCGATGCCGCACGATGGGAGATTACGTAGATGCTATCAAGAATATCGACCGGATCTGCCCATACGACTGCCACCGATTCGGAAAGAACTTCACCTTGGAGCGAGTAGCACCCATGTATGAGAAATACTTCTCAGATGTCATGGATGTCTATACCGGAGACGGGTGGTATTCCAAAGGAAACGACATCGAAGCCATGAACAGATACTATCCATGAACTGGGACGAATACGCAATGAGCATAGCCGAGGTAGTGGCTAAGAAGAGTAAAGACCCGTGGCATAAAGTCGGCGCGGTGATACTCAGAGAAGACAACTCCATAGCCTCAGTAGGGTATAACGGATTCCCACAAGGTGTAGAAGAAGACTGGTCATCAAGAGAAGAGAGATCAAAGTTCGTCATTCACGCAGAGCAGAATGCTTTGAGGTATACAAACCCCGGAGAAGGAAAGACACTGGTATCCACCCTCCTGCCATGTAGAGACTGCCTAAAGACCATAGCCGCCTATAAGATAAAGAGAGTCCTCTACAAAGAAATCTACAAATCCGACCCAATAGCCATAGAGATAGCAGAAAAAATGGGAGTCACAGTAGTCCAATTTAAGAAAGAACCACTAACCTCCTACTGGGATCATAGCGGAAAACCATCTGTATTCGTAGTAAGGAAAGCACAGACGGAAATCTATCGCGGAACCTACCCAAACGGGGCAAAACTACTTGTTCCATGAACGACCAGATAGCAGCAATAATCTTAGCATGGAGCATAGTAGTAGCCTGCTTCATAGTAGAAACAACAACGAGAAGGTAATTTGAGAGCAATAACGTGGCATTGTGGCGGGGGATAAACCTTGGCGGGTCAACCTCTGGTCAGTAAGTAAACCATTCCAGTAATCACATAAAACTGGGACTCTCACGATAATATGAATACAAAAATCGGCGCACTACCAACCCATCGCTACATCTGGATAGATAGCGAATATACCCACGAAAAACCAATCGGGCCAGTAGAAGCTATGTGGGTAGGACTAACAAGCATCCCAAGTAGAGCATGGGGAATAAACGTAATCCTAAGAGAAGGCGGCGCACTCTACAGAAACCTGCCACCAAACGCAGTAAGATTCAAAGAGAACTCAATCGAAAACTGGCGCATAGAAGAAAGCCAACTCTGGGACTGCTACTCATACAACTTCTCAATACTACAGAACCCAATCCTATCAGGACTCCCCATAACCGCGAAGATCGGCCCAAATACCTACAAAGGTAAATACCTATTCTCCACCACCCACCTAAACGACGGCTGGTCAGATAGCCCAGAACAAGACAAAGAATTCATCTTCGCCCAACTAAACAACGGAAGACTAACCATCCAACCAACAAATAGAATAACCTTCCAAGATAACTCCTACACCCTCCCCACCCTCCCAAAACTCAAACTCCAAGATACCATCTACTCCTGCGAACAATGAACAGCATCCTCGAAACAGCAATTGAAGTAACAACAGGCGACCGTCGCCGCGACTACGATAAAGCCACACCAAACCATAAAAGAATAGCAGATGGATGGAACTGGTATATAGCATCCCGCAAAGACCCAAATGCCCCACTCTCAGCCTTGGACGTAGCACACATGATGATTATTCTAAAATTAGCAAGAGCGTGCTACACCCCAACACGGGATACCTATGTAGATATAGCAGGATACGCTAAGTGTGCTTCTCAAATATCAAAATTTGAAGATGAGTAATTATCGGTAACGATAATATAGGTCAACGTAACTGCATGGGAGCGAAGTATAGATATACGCATTACTAAAAATAGCAGTTTTTCTAAGGAGAGGGGTTTTCCGCATTGGGAGTTACGCGCACGGGGTGCATGGGGTAGAGGGGTGATGGCATCGCCGCTCCATAAGAAAAGAGATTCCTTGGAGTCCCGCGGCCCGCCTATGCTCACAGCGCCCCTGCTTAGTACAGTCTCACAGCGTGGCAGCGTGCAGCGTGGTGCATAGTATATATGATGAGTGATGACAAGCCGAGCCGATTGCCAATGATGTCTGGCTTATTGAGACTCAAAAAGCGTCGGGACTTATTACTGATATTATCAGAATATATTATTCTCAATAAGAAGATGAAATAATGCAAGCAAGTTGCAATAATCTTTGCGCGAGGTTGGCGTAGGATTGCGTTGATTGAATAGAGCGGGGCTATGCTATGGGGTGAAAATGGGTGCAATCGCACTTTCGAGCGATGACCAGAAAACCGATTCCATCATGGCGAGAATTACAAAGCCATACGCAATATGGCAAATATCGCTGTTTGGCGATATAACGATTTGGCGATATAATATCCAATGAACATATCTTCATATCATGATATGTTGATCTGACTCTATCGCTGTATGGCTATATAGCAGTGGCACGCGATTTGCTTATACCTTTTTTTATTTTGTCAAAAAAAATCTGTTGACATATTCGCACAATGTAGTATCTTGTTTCCCGTGCTGACTGCGGAAGCCCTTAGAATAAGGCTCTGCGGACTGAATCACAAATTGATCTTTGACTAAAAAAACTTTTCGCTCCTGTCTTTTGATAGTGTGCGAATCAATCCAATGAATAAGCAAACCTATGCGTTAAGGATCAAACTTGCTTCTATGACGGACGCAAAAAAAATCCATGCGCTCAGACTAAAAATCCAACAACTCGAACAAAAGAAAAAATGAATATCACAAATACTACAGACTTGAAAAACGCGATTCGTTCGGGAGCTTATAGCTTCCCCGGTTGCTATCCCTTATTCTTTATCACTTCAGACGGGGCCGCGCTTTCTTTTGATAGCGTGAAGGAGAATTTTCGCTCCGTCCTTTGGTCTATTAAAAACGAAGTCAATGACGGCTGGCGGGTTGTCGGCTGTGACGCGAACTGGGAAGACGGCGAGCTTACTTGCGATCATTCTGGCAAACGCATCGAATCTGCATACGCTGGCTGAGATTTCCCCCTATAACCTAAACCTAAACCTAAAACACAATAGAATACACTAACAACATGAAAACAACATTATCCACTTCAGAAGCGGCAGACATCCTATTTAACGACAAAAATGCAAACTGGTCTTATGCTGGTGCGCGTGCCTTGGTTGAATACTTGGAAGAATATGAGGAGAGCACCGGAGAGGAATTAGAATTTGATTATGTCGCCATCCGCTGCGACTTCTCTGAGCATGATTCCCTTGTAGAATGGGCGAATGACTACTTCGCGCATGATAATTGGCGGGATAATGTGAAATGCGATTATGAGGCTGATGAGAGTGAGCTTGATGAGAAAATACGCGAATATATTCAAGACCACGGGCAGCTAATCGAATTTGAAGGCGGGATTATCGTCTCCTCGTTTTAATCCAAAATGCGGCAAGTTCGACCCTTCGCCGCTTTTCTCTTATATAATATCATGAAAAAACTATCTAAAGAATATTATTTTGAATTGGCGCAATTTTGCATGGATTATCACAGTGGCCAGTGGTCAAGAGGCTATCGTCTCATTTCCCGCCTTCGTCCCTCTAATTTCTCCTCCTCACTATCTGAGGAGCTAAGAGAATCGGAGGCTTACCAATGGCTTGTAGAAAATTACTCTGAAAAAATCTAATCTAATGAATAAACTATCCTCTTCTTTCCAATACAACCGCGCAAAATCCCGCTTTTTCGGTCTTTTGCTTACACTCTCCACAATTGGCGCAATCCTGATATTCGTCTTGTTGTAGCCTCTTACGCATTGCGGGTTTCGTCCGATCCGATCCCGCTTTGCCCTATTTGCCCCGCATCCTCTCTTTTATTCTCTCTCCGCTACTATGCCATTCCTCTTTTCTTTCGCGCATTCTTGCGGCTTTGATCGTTTCCGATAATCCCTCCACACTGATTTTCCCTCCACAACGCCAAACCATAACACAACACAACATGAAAATAAAACCCGAACATTACACTATACTAAAAAATGCAATCGCTCCACTAAAAGAGCATTTTGCAAAGCATAGAGAAGCTATAATTGTAGAAGGTAAATCCAAAGATGTCGAAATGCGCCTCCGCTGGGATGCTTTCCATGCCGCAAAATATGGCGGTATTCTTTCGGATTTGTATGCCTATGCAAACGATGAACATATTGATACGGCCCTTAAAAAAATCATGCTCGAAATAGCTTAGTTTTCCCTCCACAACACAACAAACCAAAAACCTAATAAATAATATGACTAAAAAAACCCTAATCGCATTGGCTGATGTTATCATTGCCTCCGCTCCACAAGACCGTTCCTCACAAGGGACTTTTTCACGCTCCGCAATTCTTGAACTTGCGGATTTTTGCGCGAGTCAAAATCCAAACTTTAATCGCCAACGCTGGCTTGATTATATTGATGGAAAATGCGGCAAAAATGGCGGAAAAGTAAAATAAAACACTCAACAGAATAACATTATGCAAACACTCGAAAATATATATACCTTCAACACTCGCAATTTTAGCGTATCAGTTGACGCAATGGAAGAGCCTTTTACTGACTTTTCCTTCGATGAAACCGGAGAAACGCAAAAAGCGATTGAACGCGGAGATTGGCTTTGCTTTGCGGTAAGGGCTACACTCTCCTTTCGCGGAATGGAAATTGCCAATGATTATCTTGGGCAGTGTATTTATGAAAACACACGGGATTTCCGCGACCATCTTGGAGTTAAAAGACAAAATGGCGTTGGCTCTTACTTTTCCCAAATGGTTCGCAATGTCATTTCTGAAGGCAGAAACACACTGGCACTTATCCCTAAAAACCTCAAAACAAAATGAAAATCCAAAAAGTCACCTTCCCCGCTGGTGGGATTCTTGGACGATTCGCCCTCCACAAGATAACATCCCCATACTTTTCCGGCCATTGCTCGGCGTGGTATGACGTTAATGGCAAGCTACAGGATTGCGAATGGATAAGGCGCGACGGGGTTCACAGAATGATTCCTATCGGCACGCCCATGTATCGTTATCTGGAAAGTCTCGGCTCAGTCTATAAATAACCCTCCACAAGGGGCGGAAATAGTCCAATCCTATTCTGCCTTTTGTCCACAGATTTTTGTGACATACTTTTCACTACATCATTGTTCCTTTTCGGCGGGTTCTATCTGCCCCTCCACAGCATCGGAACATTCCACAGGAACAATATCAATATCGACTGCTTTCTTTGGCCCCTCCACATGGAGACTGATCATGGCGTTAATGTTTAAACCCTTTCTGTCGTGAAGATTATTCTCGTCCAACCCCAAAGCTCTCGTTGCCATTTTCTCATATTGTGCCAATACATCGAGGCGAGCGGACTGGTCTTTAATGTTCCCCGATTTGTTCCTTATTTCAATCTGTTTTCTCTCCTCGGAAATCTGTTGCAACATGAAGTTGTAATGATTCTCCGTCTCTTGCCGCATGATGTCCTCCATGCGGGGCGCAAGTGTATTGGCTACCTCTTCACGCAGTTTGATTCGCTTTGCTATCCACTTTCCTTGCACCATCAGGTTCTTCAGATAGTTCTTCGACAACTTGGAAAACTCAGGAGTCTTGAGAATGTCACCCAACTCCGCGCCTGCCATGTATAATTGCTCTATCTTCGCAACATCCCATTTGCGCCTTCTCGTTCCGAGTGTCTCGGCGTTGTATTCTTGCTTCATGCAGTTTACTTATTCCATGCCTTTCCGCTTGTCAATAGTTTTCCCTCCACAACACAACAACATAAACCAAACATAAACCAATAACATAACATGAGTTACACAGAAAAAACAGAGTCAACTTGCCTTCCACCGGAGGTTTACATTCGCCTTTGGCAGAAAGCAGAGAAATCCGCCGAGATGCCTAAGTTTCGGTCAACTGTATATCCTAACAAAAACATCAAATCCATCCCATTCAAAAAATGAGAACATTTACCATGCACAAACAGAAACCCCTCTTCAGATTCAAAGACTCTCCACTTAGTGGGGAGTCGGTGAAGCGGGAGATGATGGAAGCCTTGGAAGCCGTTCTGGATGCTTATGGAGATGGCGACACGCTCTTGATGATGCAGTGCCGCCGCGCTTTAGATAACGCAAGGAGGACACGATGAAGTTGGTTTTATACCCAAGGTTTGCCAAAACCTATATTCATTATGATAGAGTGATATTCAAAGATGAAGAGAAAGTAGCCTCTCAACGATCAACCTCGCATTGGGGCGATGCTCCATACCCATCATTTCGGGCAATTCAAGCTGTGAATTATATCAATTCACCTGATAAAAAAATTTACCGAAAACTTTACGCTGCATTTGATAAGGAAATTGAGCCTTCAGATTTTGAGGAGCCATTTTCCTTCTACAATCAACCACTCGGAGAGATAACCGAATGCGTTGTATGCAATCCTCCATATATTTGTCCTTCCACTGGATTAGTATGGCAATATGAAGATAATAAAGAAATCAAATACTCTAAACGCCCTTGGCTTTTTCGTCGCATCCCTAAAAGAAGCGTAAATGGGAAAGGTTTTCATATCGCAGGCGATGCTCCATTTTGGGATTTAATGAGAGTAAAATCAAAAACCTCGTTCGTTTCTGGAGAAATTGCAGAAATTTATGGGATTCGAAATCACCGCGAATTTATGGATTCAGATAATTTTATATCAAAATTATCAATCGTAAAATCCGCTGCAAGAAAACTGAAAAAACTTAAACCAATTAAAGAATCAACGATTCTTTTCTTCAAAACTTTAGGTGCAATGGCGCATCTGAATAAAACCAAAACCAAATAAATAAAATGAATACCGAAATACAAAACAACCAAGTAAATGAATTCGTCAGCCTCGTTGCCCAAGGCATTGAGTGCTGGTCAAAAGCAGGAGAAATCATCGTCAACCTTTTGGACAACCAGAATATGACGATTCAAGAAATTGCAGAAGCCTCGGAGTTTCTGACTGAGGACATTGTAACCCGCTTTGAACAGTTAGGGAGGAAGCAATTATTCCCTCGCTTGTTGGTAGCAGACTACCCCGCTGCTCGTCATTTGATTCGCCTGCCTTACTCCGAGCAAAAGCGAATCGTTGAGGGTGCTGTTGAGTTACTTGTCATGCAAGGTAAGGAGTCCTCAACTCTCATGGTTAAGCCTGAGAACATGACAACCGCCCAATGCAAGCAAGCCTTTGACGGAGATCAAGTCCGGTCTATTGGCGCACAAAGAGCTTACCTTGAAGACAAGCGTAGCATTGCTGAAATTAAAGATGTTCTTCAATCGCCTTCTGCTCTCTACCAAGTAAGGGGCAAGAAGGTTATCATTCGCCGTCCCTGTGAATTGACAGCAGGACAACTCGCTCAACTCATTGCTGAAATCGAAAAATGAACATAAATGATTTGATGGCAACAGTTGAGTGGTCGCATCCCATTCAACTAAACACAAAGCGAGGCGTTCGACTCCTCAAGAAAGCCCCTATCACTCAGGCTTTCTGGAAAGTCTATGGTGAGGACAAGGAACTATTTAAAAAGCAAATGTCCGATGCTGGTATCCAGCTTGGCAAGTTCCGCGAAGAATGGCAACTAACCCATTGGTCAGACGATCAACTCAAGTTTAAGCAGATTATCGTAACCGATACTCAGACTGAGGTAGAGCCAGAACTTAATCTGATTCCGCTTCTCCACCCCGAAGGCTTGTTTGAGTATCAGCAAACCTCCGTCCAGATGGGCGTTGCCTCCATGAACAAATACAATCGCGTTCTTTTGGGTCACTCCACAGGCGTTGGTAAAACCTTCTGCGCCTTGGGTATTGCACGGGAGTTAGGCAAACGCATTGCGGTAGTCTGTCCGAAGCCTATCACTACTGACTGGCATCGTGCCGCGAAGATGATGGGCGTTGAGGTCTTTGAGATTTGTGGCTGGGAGTGGGCGAAAACTGGTAAGTCTCAACTCGGACGCTGGACAGACGAGAACAAAAAGACATTCCGCTTCATGCTGCCCGAAGATGTCCTTCTGGTATTCGATGAGGTTCATCGCGGTAAAGGTGAAGCTACCCAGAACGCTTTCCTCGTTCGGGATTCAGTAGTTCAGAATATCCCTGCCATTGCTCTGTCTGCTACCATTGCCGATGATCCAACAAAGTTATGGGCGATTGGTCAGTTCCTCGGTCTTCACCAAGGCGGGAAAGATTATTTCCGTTTCCTCAGTCAGAACGGATGCAGGAAGACCCGCTTTGGAATGCAGTTCACCGGAGGTTATTCAGTCCTAAAGAAGTTGCATAGCCGAATTTATCCCGAAAAAGGTAATCGTCTGAGGCATTCAGACCTTGGTGATGCGTTCCCTGAAACGTTAATCAAAGCTAAAGCCTTCGACATGGACAATGCTCGAAAGATTGCTGGTGAATACGAAGATTTATGTAACCGCATCGAAGAGTTGAGGATGCAAGAAAATTTTTCGGCAAATGTGCTGGCAGAACAGACCCGTGCAAGGCAGAGGATCGAAGCCCTCAAAGCTCCAGCGGTGGCGGCAATGGCGCGTGATTTAATCGAAGAAGGCAATTCGGTGTTCATTGCAGTCAATTACAGCGAAACCCGCGCATGGCTCATGGAAGAACTGAAGACTGATTGCGCTATCTTCGGAGGACAGAACGAGATTGAACGCCGGGGCAAAATTGATTCGTTCCAGAATGATAAGAGCCGAGTCATTATCGGACAAATCCAAGCCTGCCGTGAAGGATTAAACCTCCACGATCTAAACGGCAACCATCCACGAGTTGCGCTAATTATGCCTTGCCCTTCAATTTTCGACACCAAGCAGGTATTGGGTCGAGTGCATAGAGCAGGTGGAAAATCCCGTTCAATCCAGTATCTCATATACGCGGCTGGTGTTCCTATCGAGGAATCTATCTGTGAGAAATTGGACACTAAACTCAAGCGGCTTGATGTCCTCGCAGATGGCGAGGTCGATCCAACTATTACATTAGCTCCAAAAGAAGAAGAGTTAATCTGATTCTAAAAAGCAAGAAGCCCACCAAGGAGAAATCCAAGGTGGGCTTTTTTGTTGTCTTGATGGTTAGGTTACGATGCGAGAAGGCTCTTCTTTCTCCTCTTCCTTATCGAATCGCTTGCGGAATTGGGACTCCTTATAGTAAAGGAATGCCGTTTCCAAGTAGCGGATAGCTTCAAACCCTTCACCCTTGCGGGATTCAGATCGGACTACCATCATCGCTGCTGTATGTAAGAGACTCGCCATAGCGTGGACTCGTTCGTTTAGTTTCTCATCCTCACATTTGATGAAGCTAAAAGCCTCAAGAATTGTTTTGGATGTTTCGTTTTGTTGTGTTGGTTCTGACATAAATTATTGTTCTTTGTTTTGTTGTCTTGCTATTTCTAAGTTAGTTAATCTTTGCACTTCTGCTTGAGCTTCGTTTCGCGCTCTCTCTGTCATCGCCAGCCTTACCAGCAAGCGTGAGTTGATAGCTTGAAATCTTGCTTTCTCTTTTTCTAATCTTTCAAATATTTCCTGCCTATCATTCAACGCTTTGTTAGCAATGCCTATGAGTTGCTTAGATGAGAACACGCATAGCTTCACTAAGATTTTTTGAATCATTGTTCTATTATCACTCATTTTACCTCCTCTTGAATCGTTCGATTTCTGCGTCACGATAAAGTTTATCAAGTTTGTTTAGGAGTTTGGCGTTTTGCGCTCTCGCCTCGTTGCGTTCGCGCTCCAGCTTGCAGCTTAAATCTGTAAGCTCCTGCCATTTTCTCGATCCCAAAAAGCGATCCAATACTGCATCCGTCTCTGGTGTAGGCTGGTAATTCATTTTGCGTTTTCCTTCCAAGTAAATACTGATTTAGTATCGTATGGTGTTTGTAGTTTCATTTCTGCATATCACAGTCTAATAGCGTCTTCCTGAATTGGATTAACAAAAAACACTAACATTAACTGTGCAGTAAGAAGTAACCCCACATAAAAACCGCAAATAAATGCTAATGCTACTGCTGTTTTATTCATTTCGCTTCCTCCTGCATGATTTCTCTTAATTCATACCTAAGTTCAGATACGATTCCAAACTTGTCGTTATCAACATCTATTTCAGCTAATGAAATAGCTCGTTTTGCAATAGATATTAGCTCTTTTATTTGTTTTTTCGTTTCGTTTAGCTTGCGCTCTATAAAATCAGCTTGAAGGCTGTAAATATGATACCCCTCTTTGTAATTATGAGCGTCTGCCCTCGCTTCGTCGCGCTCGCGTTCCGCTTTCTTCGCTCGTTCTTTCCATGCAAAGATTGATTCAACTGCAAGCGCGTGGTTTTTTCTTGAGAAATCTCGCTCACGCTCAAGTCGGTTCAATAGTTCGACCAAAGCCTTCGCTTCTTTCTCATTCTGGAGGTGATACCCATCATTAAACCCCCGCTCATCCTTCCGGCGCAACCGCCACAGATCGTAGTAGCAGGTATCGCAAAATGTTTCCCACTCACTCATATCAAGCCTCTTTCAAGAATTTCATCCATTCACCTTCCGCTGGATCAAACCATGACTTGTCGCCAAGGTCGATCAGCAGTTGATGTTCTTGCACTTCTTCGGGCATTGAGCGGAGAACTTCTGAGTTGCTGAAGTTACCGACATTGAGGAGAAGGAAGCGATGACCGGATGGTTTATCTACTTCTTTACCCTGCTCATGCCGCACTCGGTTGCGGACTTCAGTTGAGGATAGCTTCTCCGTCTTCGCTGCTTCAAGAAGTTCTTGCTGTTTCTTACTGCTGTTGTCTCCGAAGTTAGCGTTGCCAATCTCTCGATAAACTGTGAATGGAAGGGCAGGATCACGCTTATCAGCGGGGAATGCGCGGCAAGCACGGGCGTAACCAGACACAGTTGGATAGCTCTTTTTAAAGTTAGAACAGAGTTGGTTCACTACATCCTCATGCCCTGCGTTCTCCAAAGCTACAACCGAATCACCGATGATCCATTGTGCGCCGGACTCCAGAGTCAGACCGAAGGCGAATGCCGCCACCCAGTCTTTCATCTCTACCTTACCTTTGGGAACGCACTGCGTCATTCCCGATCCGATGTCGAACTTCTGTGTGAATGAACTGAGTTCCAATCCATCCTTCACACTCTCCACAAGAGCGAGGGATTCATTGACTGGTTCATCTTCGGTAAGTTCGACCTCAACTTCTTCTGCTACTGCTGGCATGGCAAGGCGTTCCTCTTCCATTTCCTCGGCCATATCCAAGTCAGCGGACATCTTCTCAAACATTTCGGCAACCTCATTTGGTTGGTCGTCATCAATGTAGCTGTTGGAAGCTACAAGTTTCCAGACTTCCTTTACCTTGGAGTCTGTAATCGCTACTCCCGGCCATTCTGATTTAGCAAACTCTACCATTTGCTTGAGATACTTATTAAGAGGAACAATAACGCCCTCTTGAGTTGGACTGAACAATTCTAATTCTTTCTTTTTCATGTTGTGTTTAGGTTTAGGTTAGGTGTTCTGGGGAGAACAGGATTACCAAGGGATTTCGTCTGCTTCTTCTACTGGAGCATCGAGGCTGAGGTCTTCCGCTGCTTTCTCTACGCACTTAGCGAATGGAGTTGTGAATCCTTTCTCCAAGAAATACTCGTAGAGTTTAGTAAGGGCAGGCTTGCCGATCTCTGCCAGCTTCTTGCCACCAAGTTCTTTGAACTTAGGATGTCCTTCTGGAACGATTGCTGAACCCCAGTCATCGGGATTAAGTTCTTCCTTCGGTTCTTCCTTCTTTGGTGCTTCGGCCTTCGATGAGTAGTGGATACCTTTGCGGTTAGCTTCGATGAAGACCGATGAGACATACGAGCGAAGGGTTTCTTCGTCTGTGATCTTGCCGAGATAAGCCATGCGAACCAAGGAGTCGATGTATTGGTGCATCTCAACAATCTCATCCAATGCCTTCTCTGGATTATCGGTTACGATAGTCTTGGGTGTTGAGGTGACACGGGCAGGCTCTTCGCTTGGCAAGTCGAACTCAACCTTACCAGTGGCTGTTACCTTGATGATGTCACGATCTACCCTACCATTCTTACCATCGTAGGACTCATGCTCCAGCGATACGCCAGTCAGACCATGCTTGCCACGGACTGAGGACAATGTGACTACATTACCTTTGATAGATTGTTCCTGTGTATTGTTGAAGAACTTGAGGCCGTAGGTTTGTCCGTCGATCTCAATCTCTCCACCTTGGATGACAAACTCACCCTTCGGGCCATTGAATGTCTTGGCTTCCCACAATTTAGTGACCTTACCAGTCACTCGTTTAATGATGTCTTTCTGTTCGATTCCTTCTAATTGGTTACTCATTTGATTTATAGGTTGTTTTGTAGTAGTGGCAGAAGGGTGCTACTGAGCAGTAACGCTCGCAGCGCATATCCCCTCCGCTTCGTTTTTCGATTGAGTGTTTCGCGCCATAGGTAGGTAGCAGTCTTTCAGCTTCCTCCAATGTCTCGCACACTTTTGCTGCTCGTTTGTTCCCGTCCTTCTTGATGGCAAAGGTATCTGGTTTAGCCCAGCGTTCCTTTGGATCACAGGCAGGGATGGTATCGTCTGGCATTGCTGCCGCCGCTTGGTGAAGTTTAATCCTCTCCGTAGCGTAGCGCAAACATTCTTCGTTATTCCAAAGTGGTATGTCAACAATGTGAACTGCACATTGAGGATACTCTTTATCAAACTCTGCCTTACTTGCCTGCCAGTCACGGAGGATGGCGACGATCTGGAGTTTCTTTGGGGAATACCCATACTCTCTCCAAAGTAGGGCGTTGCAGTTGAGTTGGGCTACCCACTCAGATTTTTGTCCGAGAAGAAATGAGAAGACTGAAGTTACCTTGAAGTCAGAGACAATTCCTTTCTCCACTTCATAGAGGTCAGTCTGACCAGTCAGCGTCCATCCATTGATTTCTTTGTATAGACGCTTTTCAGTCATCTCATCTTCGCCGCCTGCCAGTTCAAGAACTTTATGCACTGACTGACCAAGCAATGCCCACACCCTATCGGATGCGTCTTCTACGATCTGGTCAGAGTATCGTTTCTTGAGTTGGTTGATCTTCGGTGGCCCAATCAAAGTAGTCACTGAGATGTCAGCTTTCCTTTGACCAGCCATATAACCATCGTGTGCCAACGCCCGATACATAGGGGCGGGGAGGTCATATCTATTCGTGATCGTCATTTGGTTCGTCCCAATAGGTAGGTCGGATGCCTTGATCCATGTCGCGCATCGCGCATTTATGGATGTATGCTTCGTGACGCGCCTCTTCGATTTCCGAAGAAAGATCGTAATCGTCTTCCATTATTCGTAGCACTTGGCAAGGATTTCAGCCACACCCTTGAGGTGGTCGCCCTGCTTGACTACTGCCTGTGCATTGGGAAGATTGCCGAGAAGGAATCGTCCATCTGCTGCCGCTGCCGATACCAAGCGGAGATAGATGTCACGCTGGAGTTCGGAGTTCACTGCTGGTTTTTCTGCTACTTCTTTTTTTACTGTTGGTGTTTCTTTCATTGGATTTTTATGGACGGAGGTTGTGCCGTTCACAAGCCCAATCTATATACCGCGAAAATCGTGTCAACATTTTTTTAATACTTTTTAGAAAATATTTTTATCGGTTCCGATAATTAGAAAACGCACCCCAGATTTCTCCGAGGTGCGTCAACCTAATGAATAACACGAATACAACATCCCGAATGTTGCAGAGCCAATCTACATGAGCCTCTGCGGGTGTCAAGGTTTTTTTGTAGCTATCCTAACTTTGTTCTCCGCGATGTCCTTTGCACGATTACCGATCCGCTCAACAACCTTAGTGTAAGCCTCCGGTTTCATCGCAGAAAGTTTCTCGTAATTCTTCTTCATCGACTTCGTGAGAACCGCACCATATTCCTTCACGAACATCTCGTATTCTTTGTTGGTTGGTTGCCTATCGAGCCTCTGTGCAAGCTGATTCCGAGTCGGTATGCTTGGCCCGCCACCCTGCTTCAAGACTAACTCATGGAGATTCACCGAATCCCTATCAGTCGGGATGTCAAAAACAATCGGAACTCCGAGCTTGAATATTTTGTCAGCAGCATCGTTTGCCATCGCTGGTTCACCAAATGCGTTTAAAGATTTCGGTGCTACAGCAGGCCCGATGAATGGGACATTAGCCCACAACGCACCTTCCAATGTTCGCCTATCTACTGGCTCGTTTAGGAAGTTTGAGATGTTACTTGCAAGACTTGATCCCAATACCGGAACTATAGTCTTTGCGGGGAATGCAAGGCTCTTTGCCAAGCTCTCTACTCCTCGATCTCCATAGGCTTCAAAGAGAGGTTTAGCAGCAAAAGCATATGGGCCGCGACGAAGTGAAGCACTCAAGATAAACCCTCCAATGATAGCTGCATCACCCATCTGCACTGGAGTATTCGTCTCACGCTTTTGCTTTCTGCGAATATGCCAGTCATCCACCGCGCCAAGCATCATGGCAGGCCAAGCAAAGGCTTCAAACCCTCTCATGGTATTGATCGTGAATTTGGTTTTACCGAATTGAACCCTCACAGTGTTCGGCCTATTGTTCTTCATCCAAGAATCGTAGAACTGCGGGTCTTCACTACGGAGAGGGCCGTTGCCAGTTACCACAATCTTGAATGGCTTCTCATCATCTTCATCTTCGGTTGATGATGACATTGCCGCCGCGAATGCAAGCATGACTAAACTACCAGTAATAGTTTCAGTCAGCCTTTGGCGATACTGAAGATCATTACCCAAACTCTGTGCATATGGAGATGCCTTACCCATCTTCTTTGCGATGGCATCGTATGCAAAACGAACTGCTCCATACGGAGAGAACCATGCTGTCTCTCGTAGAACGCGAGCGGGAACTACTGCGAATCCATAGATAATTCTGCTGAAGATTTTGATAAGTTGCTTGTCACTTTGGTTGGCAGCGTTTGCCATTGTCTCCAATAGCCAAATAGCAGGATAGGATGTCACGCCTTCATCACGAATATTAGTATCCTCTTCGCGGAATGCGTCGAGTGACTGTCTGTTTCTGCCTACTGATGACATAGCATCGTTGAGCGCGGCATCCATCACTTCTTGCGCTGGAAGTTTCGCGTCAGTCAATGCTTGTCTCCATGAGGAGATGAAGAACTCATCAGCAAGAACCGCTGCTTTGTTTTTATCGGTTCCGATAGCGATCTGGTCATTGTAGAAGTTTCGCTTCTCTTCCATCATGGCATTGAGCATCTTTGCTCCATCCTTGCTGGACATTCCCTTTGCCTGCATAGCGGCCAAGGCATACTTGGATACCGATTGGTTCTGAAGAGAAGCGATAGCTCCGTAGTCAAGAGCATTCAAGATACGACGAACATAATCCATCATACCAATCATCATGTTCTTTACCCCGTCTGCCCTATCGCGGGGAGTCTTGCCGTTGTTAAACTGATCTACGCCTTTCTTGTAGAGCTTCAGAAGCGCCTCATCATTCACCAAGTATTCAACATTAGAGTAAACTGTGACATTGTTCTTGAAAGAGAAAGCTACTGTGTTTGCCCACGATTTGATTGAGTCAATAAAGGTAGTCAATGAAGCTGTGATCTGCTCTGGTCTTGCTGTTATTACACCATTCAAGGCTTGGGTTAGCGCATTCTTCACCGCTACACCAGCAGGCGAGAAGATGTTCACAGTCACAGTAGGGATACCGCTCAACGCTTGAGCATCGTAGTATTGCCCGATAACATCCCTTGCTCGGATAGGCAGCTTGGCTTTAGAGATGGTGTCTTGGATTGCCTTATGCGCTTCAGCCTTTGTTGCATCAGCGGACTCTGGATCAGATAGGATAGCGTCATTCTTGAGAAGAGTCTTGTATTGGTCTGGAGTAAACCCAGTCCATCCATTCAATGCCGCCATGTCACTCAATACATTCCTTGCAGGGTCTAATGCGCCAGCGCGGAGGGCTTGCAATACCTTCTGAAATGCGCGGCGGCTTCTGGTATCTCCAGCTTTCCAAGGTGCAGACTTACTGATAGCATCTGTGAATGCTTGCTCTTGCGCCATTGTGAAGCGTTTCTGGAGCGAGATGTCCATCAACTTGGCAATCCTTTCCGATTGGGCAATAGTCAACCCTGCTCTGCGGAGGTAGTCACGCATGACCTCATATCTCCAGTTAGGATTCTGTTGATCTTCCAGCGGAGTTTCTTTGATTGCTTTGACAATCTCCGAGATTGGCCCCTTCTCTATCGCTTTGTTGATTGAAGATAGTTCCCTCGAAAGGTTGTTGATCTCATGCTGTCTCCAAACAATATCTGCCAATGTCTCTGCTGCCGCCAGTTCCACCCCTGCTTCTTGTAGTTTGGCAACCAACATAGACTTCCAAGGAGCTTTGCGCCCCATGTCTGGGCGTTGCTTTAGGTCATTAGCTACGATAGCACGGACATCATTCGCGGTCTGCCTTGCTGCTGCTGGATCGAACGAAGGCGTATCAGACTGAATCTTGGCGAGCTTTTCAATCTCAGCGTCTGCTTGGTTTTGAATCTTCTTGTATTCCTTATCAAGTTCTTCCAACTCAGTCTTGCGCTGCTCGGTCTTCTTCTCAGTAGCTTTAGTGAACTCCTCGTTGATCTTACCAACCAAGTCAGTTCCAGTTCTGCCACCAACCGCTGCAATCTCATCAGTCAATTCTTGCTCGGTTACTTGTGGAGTTTTCTCAACCGCTGCATAGGCATCCTTGATGGATTTGATTTGTTCTTTCGTTGGGTTAGGCCCGTAGATGAACTCTGCTACATAGTTTGCGTAGGCATCCTGCTCGGCTTGTCCCATCATACTGAATCGAGCTTTCAACTCTGCTCTTGCCGCGAGCGTTCTACCCGCATCACTCGCTCCAATCATTGCGGTAGGTAGCCTGTTGATGTTTGCCATCATTATACCAAGCATCTTGCTATCACCTTCTGCCGCGAGTCTGATGGAATACTCAAACAAATCATTCACAAACAACGCTGCGCCCATGCTAATCTCACTCGCTGCGCCAGATTTATCTACCAATCTGCCGATGTCATTAAGTTGTTCGGCGTATGCCAATGCTTCTTTCCTATTTCCAGCCAACTTCCCTAATGCGCGGAATGCTTCAGTAGTATTCTTCTCGGTTACTTTCGTAGGATCGAATTGTTTACGAAGTAAATCTTTTGTTCTGGCAATAATAGCCTCTGGAGTTTCTACCTCTTCTCCCGCCTCTACACTCATTATTGTGGTGCGGCGAGTAGTTTTAGATGGTTGCTCACGACCTGTTGGCGCGGGTTCTGCCGCTGGCTTCTCTGGTGTAGGTGTTGGTTGTTCTAAAGTAGGTTGTGCTGGTTTTTCTGCGGCTTTAGCTTTCTCACCTATCTTACCCTTACCAACATTGACTGCTCCAGTCTCACCCTTCTTCGGAAGATACCCCATCAGTTCATTCAACTTCGCTGGCGCACCACTCACTGCTTGCCATACTTCCCCAAGAAATTCCCTGACCGCATCACCGAATCTTTGGATCATCTGTTTAGCCCAAGCACCAAACTCCATGCCAGCCTCGTAGATGTTCTGTCCTGCTTGGATGAAGTCTTCTTTGGTGGGGATTAGAACGCCGCCTTTTTCTCCGAGTTTTGGTTTTTTTGCTGTGGCTTTAGTTTTGCCAACAGTTTCTGGGAGTGCGACAGCTTGGTCAGCAGGGCGAACTTCCCTGCGAATTGAGGCTTTGTATTGTTTGTATTCTGGATTGTTTTCATAAGTTGAAATGTCTTGGTCGATTAACAGATATGGTTCTGCCAATGTTTGCTTCTGTTCTTCAGATACAGGCAGGTTATCAATGATCCTTAACGCATTATCAATTTGCTTATTGGCTACATCAACTTGTTCTGGACTGATCTGCCTATAGAACTCTGGAGTAGCTGAAACTTTCTTCGCTCGCTTACCTTCTTGGACAATCTTCGATTCACCCGTATTAAAAATATCAGCTATCGCATTTAGCGTTGGTGACTTTTCAATCTCAATCAAAGATGGAGGAAGTTGGAAGTCATCTTCCGTAGCATTAAATTCTTCTTCTGTAATCTGTGGTTGCGATTCAACTATTGCTGCAACTTCTGGAATTGTTGGCTCAACTGGAACTTGGCGAGTCTGTCCTTTGCGAACCCATTGGATTCCTTCGATCTCACTGATAGCTTGGTTGGGATTGATTGGAACTTCATACTTATCATTTGTTCCAAACGGACGGAATACAGCAGTGTCATCTTCAAGTGTTACTGCCCCGCGCATCCCTTCAAACTCAAAGGTATCTTTGTTCTGAATAGATTCTTCAACTGTTCTTAGGGGAAGTGGCGCAACCTCTACTGGTGGCGTGACTACTTGTTCTACTGGTGCGGCTACTGGGGCGGCTTGTGCAGGCTGAACTGTCAAGGATTCCTTAACAGTTGGGGTAGGTTCTTCTACTATCGCCTTGGCTAACTCGGCTTGCTGACGTTCGGCTTCTGTTATCGGTTCCGATAATCCTACTGATTGCTTTATCTCCAACTTCAGTTTTTCAGCCTCTTTGATTGCCGCCCGATTCTCCAAATCAAGTTTGGTTCTCTCTGGCGCATTAGGCTCCAAGCCACTCATCAAAGTTTCGTTGTTGGCTATGACCGATTCTATTTCCTTTAATTTGGTGATGCGCTCGTTTTGGGTTTGATCTGCTGGATCACCCATCAACAATATCGCTTCTTGGTTAGCCTTAGCATTAATGTCAAGTTCCTCTGCTTCTTCTGGAGTGCGGATAACTTGGTTCTCAGTTGGTTTAGAGAAAGGAGAAACGATTGCTGTAAGTCCAGCAGCACTTGTGCCGCCAATCAATCCTTCACCTACAGCTTGCTTAACATTGATGTTTAATCCTTTTTCAGTTCCAGCAGTAGAACCAATTTGCTCGATAAAAGATTGCGGAGTTTCTGTAAGCACACCTTCTCCAACAAATGATGAAGCTACTCGTTTGAAGAATTTGCCAGTAGCCTTGTCTCCTCCGGGCAGGTATCTTGCTCCAATCGCATCCAAAGAACCAGACCCGATAGCAGTTAGAGTAGCAGCAACCAAGTCACTATTATTCGGAACTTCGCGGCCATTGTTCTTTGCTCGTTCTTTAGCTACTGGGCCGATAACTTGTGCGGCTCCAAATATTGCTGGGCCTAAAAACCCACCAGCAATCGCGCCCGGTGGGCCAGCAACTGCTCCACCAGCAGCAGCACCAACTGCCCTTGTTCCTATTGCTCCGATTGCTTGACCGACTTGTTCGACTGCCGCTCTTGGAGCATACTGCCAAGCGAATCCCATAAACTGAGCTTCATCTGGTGCTGGCTCTATAAACCTTTGCCCTGCGGAAACATAGTTCTCTGGTTCTGTAATAGCTCCTTTAAGCGCATTAGCTACACCCGTGAATCCAAAGGACTCAAAAGATTCCCCCATGTTTTCCAATGGACGACCAATAGATTCAACAAATGCAGACCCAAGCTGTGATACTTCTTTTCCGAAAGATGTGCCAGACGGTTGCTCTGTAGCTTCATCTAAAAATTCAAACTCAATTCCAGAATCATTCGGTTTTGTCGTAGATGGTTTTTCAGATTTACCACTAACTTCACCAAGAAATTCAAATTCCATAGGTTGATTATTTCACTTTTGCTGGCTCTCTGCCAATATAAATAATCGTTCCAGCAGGAAATTTCTTTTTGCTGGATTTCACTTCGTCAGCATTTTGAAATACACGACCTTCAGATTTTGCAGCGTTATATGCTTTTTCTGTTTTGGCAAATAGCAATTCTCTTTCAGTTTTAAGTTGTGTAATCTTTTGAATGTCAGCTTGAGCTTCTTCTGATGTTTTACTTCTTGCAGGTATATTTCCTTCAGACGCAAGGCGACCTCCTCTTTCAATAGTTGTAGAACCCAACCGCTTGATTTGTGCGTCAATATCCTTAATCCGCGCTTCAACATTCTTGGCTGTTTCTCCAGCTTTAGCGGCTTGTCCTTGCTCAACTATCTTTTGTAGAGCCATTGCCTCTTCTGGGATTTGAGGAGCGGTAGTAGTAAGTTGATTTGCTGGTATTCCAGCTTGCAATTCCGTTGAAGCTTTCGCTGCTGGTTTTTCGCCTTGTTGTGGGTAGAATTTCCATCCAAATCGCTCAATCAATCCCGGCGCATCAATAATAGTTTCAACAGCTTGGGCTTCACTCATTCTACGAGGGTCTGGCTTGCCATCAGCACCCATTGGTCTTTCCATAGAAAGCATTCCAGCATCTTGACCCTTAACAAAAACTCTTTTAACTGGAACTTGTTTTCCATTTACATCTTCAACCACATCATCGTCAGTTGTGATTTGCGTAATATCACCACCAGCCATCTCCATAATATCACGGAGTTGTTTATTTTGTTTGAACATTGATGAGGCTACACCAATGTTTTGAGCAAATCCTTCAAATGCAAGTTGATCTTGAGTCTTTTCTTTTTGGCCGTATGTTTTTTCTTCTTGTCTTTCAAGCCCAGATTTTTGAGAAACTTTTTGAGTTCGTTTAACTCCAGTAACCTCTTGCGCTCTTGCCATTGATGGCCCTGTAATAAAGCCTTGTCCAAATCCCGGTATGTCTACTCTAATATTATCTGCTGGAGGTTGATTGCTTGTATCAACAATTTTTCCTACAACTTCAGATTTTTGATCTGGTGTATATGTTTTATAGTCTTGAATTGCAGATACAGCTTTATTTTTTGTTTCCTCATCAGCAATATATAATGATACGTTTCCAGTTTCCATTCCAAATGAAAACGGAGTTTGTTCATCTCTCAATCCAGCAGTAAATCTACGAGGTTGATTTTGTGGAAGATTTTCTGCATTTTGTTTATCTAAAATATCATAATATCCTCCAACAGTTGTGTCCACTTCGACTGGCGCATTCGCATCAACCAATGAAGTAGAATCATCCATTTCTTCAAATGAAGGAACTTCAAATCCACCTGCCGATTTTCTTGAAGAACGACTTTGATATGCGTTAATTTGTCTCTGCCTCAAGAAGTCATTCGCTGCTTTTTCATTTAACTTTAGTGCCGTTTCTATTGGCAGCAACAAATTTGGATTATTTATCACCGATGGGTTTGTAATAAACGGCATCAACTTCGCATACGCCTCGCCAGTCTGTCCTTGTCCAGCAAGTGTCATCGACTCCTGCATACTCTGCTGCAAGAATGGTAGCATCTCCTGCGCTTGCTTCTGCTGCTCGCGTTGAGCTAACGCTTGTCCTACATTCTGACCAAGTTTAGCCAAAGAATCTCCAACCCATGCGGTAGATTCCGATGCGCGATTGGTTCCTGTCATTATGAGTTCTGCGATAGACATAAATTATGATCTTCCATATACCCCAGATGGGTCATAGTAATAACCGCCACTGGTTCCACCAATACCCATAAATCCACCTGTAGGTTTTTGATATGATAATTGTGATGGGGCTACCTTGTATGCGTTGGCCGCGCCTATTTCTCCACCATAGAATCCTCCAGCATTAGGAGTTGTTGATGTTCCCATCATTCCAGCAGCACCGCTCATTCCCATCAACGCACCAGAGGTAGCTTTACCAATGTCAGAGACACCTTGGCCGACTGCTTGTTGAGCAGCGTAACTTGCGGCGATGTTTTCTTTATTCGCTCCGTAGATTTGCGTAGCAAGACCAGACTGAGCATTGTAGATGTTAGAGAACATATCAGATGTCATCTTAGCTTTTTGCAAGCCAACTTGTGCTTGGGCAGTTTGGTAGCCAAGTTGTAGTCTTCCTACATCGAGTGGGTCTGCTGTGAATGCTCGCGCCAACTGCTGCCAGTTCATTGCTGTGTTTTGAACTGCTGGCATTGCTGCCAGTCCCTGCCTTTGAATATCAAGTGAAGTTAGTCCAAGATTACGCGCCATCTGCCCTTGTGCTGCTTGGAATCCTCCAGCACGTCCTGCTGTTGCTGGGTTGAATCCTGCTCCTGCACTCTCCGCGACATTACGCGTGATCTGTTCCTTAACATCTTGTGGGATGTCTCCACGGAGGTAGTTGGAAATAACATCCATCGCTTGCCCGATTTGAGTCTGAGCTTGTTGGCGTTGCTGTGCTGCTCCGGGCTGGAATTGCTCAAGTTGTTGTTGATAGTAATCTGAAATCTTGCCAGCATCACCGATCATCGCTCCAAGATTATATTGAGGAACCTGCACCCCACTAATCATCTTGCCAACTTTCTTCTGACCTTTTTCGTATCCAGCAACAGCTTCTCTTTGTTGTTTTTTAAATGCTGCCGCCGCTGCGCCTTGACCTCTCTTTGCCCTATCCGCTGCCGACATTGAGATAGCCGCCGATCCTGCTGCCGCACCTACAGCTACCACGCCAGCAGCAATAGCGAATCCGCTGGTATGAAACATCTGAGAATGTTTATCGTTGCCTAATGGGTTTGGTAGAAGAAATCTCATTTGATTAAGTCGGTTCGATTGTGTCGCCACTTCTGCACCCTTGGGTCTTCCTTGGCGATGTGAGGATTAAAGTCTCTGGAAGTGATCGTGTCAATAATTTCGTCTGGATCAGTCAAGTCTGTGACATGGCAAGTAGTCCAGATTGTGTCTCTGTGGGTGTAGAGCATACGCCTTGTTCCCGCTTCTGTAATGCCACTGTAGCCTGTTTTATATCGGTGGGCAGGGATGCCATGATACCAGACAGTCACATCACCCTTCATTATGAAGAATGGATGCGTAGTAAGATGGAGCAAGGTTGTGAGAATCGTATCCTTCGGCATATAGATTTCCCGAATATACATCCCCGGAGTGAACTTGTGAACCAACGGACATTCCCGTGGAGGAAGTTTTAGAATCTCCAAGTCCATCAAGTTAAGCTCGTAGTCTGGATCACCATACCCAACTACGTTCCTTGCATCAATCTTATCTGGGATTGTCAGCGTCATCGGTATAGGAAGTAGTCGTTAGGTGAGGGTGACAATAGGTCAGACCCGATTAGGTTCTCTGCTCGACTATAGTTGGCAAAGCGAATTGGCCCTGCTGTTGGTATCTCCAAGTTCTCCATCTCTTTCTCTTGCTCTTGCACGGCGAGTGATAGGTTACTCAAGAACTCCTGCGCCTTACGATTCTCACGCGAGTTCAATGCAAGAACCGCATAGATCATCGCATCTGGGATGAACTCGCAGAGTTCCTTTGGATCGATTAGATCAAAGTATTTCTTCGATGCGTAGAGCGTGATACACTCGCAGGTCTTCGGTGCTTTGAATCGGCGGAAGGTTGGATTAGCATCGTTCGGTTGATAGATTGCTATCAGCGTCTTTGCTTCCAATGCGGTATCGTAGGCATATACGCGAATCCTTCCTTTGGTTACTGGCTTGCTGACTGCGCGAATTCCTTTCACAAGGAGATCAGACTTCGCCAACGTTGGAGGATTGGCAGTAGTCACCTTTACTTTGTGGTAGGTGTCATACTGGTCTTGCGCGTCGAACATCAACTCTACGCCGATGTCTTCAGCTTCCTCGGCCATTACTCCGATTTGGTATGGATGCGTTGTGTAGTCGCGGAAGAGGACATGAAGTCCACCTACTTCTACAATCCCCCTATGGCATGAATGATCCGCATGAAGAGCAAAAGCGTTGGTCGCATTGAACCATTCATCAGCGAGGCTCGCAGAGTTGTCACCGATCCAAGCAAGTTTGATTTGCTCATAGCGGGCCGGAAGCGTGAAGCAATCGTTCACACAACAGATTTGGACGTATTCTTCTTGCGAACTCCACGCCCTTTTGTTCCAAAGTAGTCGCCTTGCTTGGTTTACGGCCTTAACTCCGCGCTCATACGAACACGTTCCTGAGTCGCCGACAAACCCCTTCACAAGCTCTACCATCTCTTCGAGGGTATCAGCCATAGGGATTATCGTTTCCGATAATTATTTTCCGCCAACGGGCTTGCCAGATTTTGGCATAGGTGCGCTGGAGTATGGGTTCTTGCCAGTGTTAGGTGGGTTCATGTTCCCCATACCTTCACGGATCATGCCGCGAGTAGGTGCGCCGCCCGAAACTAATTTGGGTTCTGTTCCTTTTAGTGGTGTCATATGTTTAGTTTTTCTTTGCGATGGCTTATGGTGTTGAAGAATGAACCGCCATCCAGTTCAAGCTCGTAATTTCTGCGATGTTGCTATCAACGCGAATTGTAAATCCTGCTGTGTTTTGTGAAACAATAGTGTAAAGTGGCGTTGTTAATGGATTCCCAGAAGCGTAATAAGGAGTCAACGAGATTCCATACACGGCAGATGGAAGAGGGGAACTAAAGTTAATTCCGATAGATGTTGTGTCATTTGGCAGGAGTGGAGAGTATGTGCCATAACGAACTTTTATCGCTGGCTCTAAAGCATCGACTCGCGTATCAAGTGCGGTAATCTGCGTCTGCTGGTCAGCGAGAGTTTGGTTGATTTGAGCAACTTGCTGTGGAGTTACATCACCCAGACCCGGCACATTGATTGTTCCGTTGGAAAGAACCTCATCAATGAATTGCTGAAATACATTTTGCCAATTACCAATTGGACAGAAGTCATCTGGAACATTTGGAAATGTAAGTGCAGGAGATGAATCTTGATTGTCCATAGCTTAATTTACGATATTGTATTCCCAATATTTCTCTTGGCAACAAGAAAATGGTTCACACTCTTGATTTTCTTCGGGGCAGTCACCAACTGGAGAGTCATCATTGTTCTTGATGTTCGCCATTAACCTTACTCTATCAACTGTAGCTGCGCCTGTTAAATGAACTCTGATCTGAAACTCGCTTCCTTCTACCGATGGGATGCCTGCCAAGTCATTGCACTCGCTTGGGTCTGGCGTGTTAAACTTGTAGCGTTTGTAGCGATTACCTCCTCGTTGCGGGAAGCATTCAGTTACTACTGGTGAGCATGGATCACACCCGAATGTCGTAGGAACCTTCAGTTCTGACCAGCAAGGATTAGAATCTGCGCGGAACTCGGCTGAACTATTCACTTCCCCCTTAATCTCACTAATCCACATTTCTCCACCAGTAATCTTTTTGCGGAGGAACTTATTGGTAGCCCCGCTTCGGTTGAAGTCATACCTGCCAGTTGTGAAGAAGGATTCAATCTGTCTGCTTCCATTCGGCCCGTAGTCGTCGCCTTGGGCTACAGTGAACTCGTAAAGTCGGTTCTTGTTGTCTGCATCAAACGAGAATCCGAATCCACGTTTCTCACCAGTTATCAATGCGGTCAGAAGTTGAGTTGGTCTGATTCCTGTCCAGATGCCATTCCAGCGAAATTGAAGTTGTGCATCTGGTGCAGGCGAAGAAGATTGGTCGAGGTCGAGAACTACCATTCCCCTATGATACCTATTCAGTCCCTCTACGCCTTCTGCTCGATAGGTCTGTGGTGCAACTGTGCTAATAAGGTAGTTGTTGAAGAACATCGTAGAAGCGAATTGCTTCAACCAAGGAGTATCATTCTCGACCCACTTGTTCACTTCCCTCGATAGTTTACGAAGTGAGAAGTATCTGGCAAACTCAGATTGGCTATTAGAATAGAATGCCCAGCCATCGTGTGATCTAAACCAAAGCTCAGAGTTGGCGAGTCCAAGGTATGGCGATGTGCATCCGCGCCCAAGGAGTGAGATGCGTTGGATGTTCGATGTATTCCATTGTGATCTTGGGATAGACACATCCATTGAGAACGCTCCGTTCCCTGTAAGGACTACAAGTTCGCCTTGTCCGCGAAGGTTAGTTCCGATCTGTGGCATGACTTTCATCCCCGTGATATTCCCCATCATGGCTGGAGTTGAGAACGCGCCACCCTCTGCCCAGTATCCTATCTCCGTGAAGTTCTCCGTATTCTTGGTATCGGTAAATCCATTCCCGTAGATAATGTCAGAAGCGTAGATTTGATTGAATTTGTCAGCTACAAATACTCGCCCGAAGGCATACTCCATTATCGTTCCAATCGGCATCTTTGCCAAGTATGGATTCAGTCGATAAGCTGGCACTGTTAAGTCGCCATCCCATGCTATGGCATTCTGGTAGCCATTTTGGATATATGCCCGATCTTCGGCTTGCACGAACCATGTGTGCATCATGCCCGGATCGTTACCTTCGATGATCTTGTAGGCAAATGCACGGTTGTTTACGATCTTTAGAAAGTAGATAACGCCAGATACTGATAACAGAATTCCATCGTTTGTTTTTAAATTAGTCGCCCGATATGGATATGCACCTTGGAAGTTTCCACTCTGAATATCGTTAACGATATTTGCATCCTGCCCCGCGCCAACCTCAATCGGAATGTTACGAATGCTTGGCCTTGTTCGATTGATGCCGCCTCGGAATGTCCTATTTACTGACTCTGATACTACAGATTCTGGCAAATACGATGGATGAGTATCTGCGTCTTGCGCGATGATACTTGTGAATCCATCAAAGACTGATCCTTCTGCTGGCATTATGCGTTGACACTCTTGATTACAATGAACCGCAATGTCAGTGCTTCAGACAAACTTCCTGCGGTGATATTCCTAATCACAATGTTAGCATTGCCTGTCGCTGGAGCTACCGCGAAGTTATATGATCCAAGCGTTCCGCCAGAGACATGACTTACCACAACGATGTCTGTATCTGCGATAACCGAATTGCTCAAATTGAATGTCACAGCAGTATTGGCCGCGAGTGCCGCGCTATCGGTAACGATAATTCCAGTAGGACGATTCAGAGTAACAGCATTTGTTTTTGAGCCTACGCCTTGAATAACGCTGCCTCCAGCACCAGTGTCATATCCAATCTTGGATGAGTTTCCATTAGCAAGGATGGTGCTGTTTGATGCTATCGTGCTGTTAACAATAAGCGCGCCAGTCATCGTATCTCCAGCCTTATTGAGCTTGAGAGCATCAGCGGTATCAACATACTGCTTTGTTGCAGCTTCAAGATTTGCAGTCGGATTTGCAGCGAGAGTAACGCTTGCCGCTGTTACTACACCAGTAGCAGTTACACTTCCTACGTTTATCGCTCCAGTAGTGGTCAATGATTGGCTGCCAAGATTAACTGGGTTAGCTTGAAGAATGTTATTTAGCGTAGCAAACTCAATGCTTCCAGTTGATGTCTTTCGTAGAAGAGTATCATTCGCTCCGTTAGTCCACGATATTGTTCCATTTGCGTTGGAGATAAGAACCTGACCAGATGGTGGAGTCTGAAGCGTCTTATCACAAGCAGACGAATCTTCTACAACCAACCTTTTAGCGATTGCTGTAAGCTCGCGGGGTTCGCAGAACAATGGATATTCCAAGTCGCATGGTGGGGCTGGAGTGCATGGAGTCATAATATTTAATTCAGAATATCGGGCCAAGTTGCTTTGATGCCAGCGAGGTCATCTGGAAGCGGAGTCAAAGTAACATCGCGGAACGCTTGTTTAGCGGCAATGATTTCAGCTTTTTTTTCTTCATCGTTAGCCTCAACTGCTTTCATAAAGTCAATATCAAGCTTGGCAAGTTTGGGAGCGCGAGCGGCACGGAACTTATCAAGATGGATAGCTTTCGCTTTCTCAATGTTTACCTTTGCGCCAGTTTCAGCATCAAACTCGTATGCGTTGAAGTAGTCGTTATCAATGTCAACTGATTCAACAATCTTGTATTCTACTCCTGCTGGAACATCTTTGATTGCATCATTAACATCGCCAGTAGGGATGACTATAGCTACTTGTCCGTTTGGTTGTGGGTAGGTGATAAACATAAAATTAGTTTCCGAAGACTTGGATACTTATATTTACAGGGTCTTGAAGAGACGCATAGTCTCTTGTAATTATTCTAACTTGTGATGTTGTTTTTAATGTTACTGATGAATATGAAGCATTTGGAGCTAATCCAACAGACAATCCAAATCCAGAATTTGCAATACCAGAAACAGAATAATTAGCGTCTGCTAATGCCGTTGAAAAGTTAATTGTATAATCACCAGTTCCATTCTTTGTAACGCTGGAAACATTGTAGTTGGAAAGTATTGTTCCGGGCGATGTAGTGCCATTGAAATTCACCCATGCTTTGCAAATCTGCTTCTGCTCGTTAGTGCCAAGTTTGGATGCGGTGACTGAACCATTAGTAATCTGCGTTGCGCCAACAGAGTTAGCGGCAAGCACAGCACTCGTAAACGAGGTTGCATCGTTAAAAGTAATTCCTGCGGAGTCGATTGTTGTTGGCATAAAATTAGTTCCCGATAATTATTATAGACACAATACTTGCATCGTTTGCGTTAAATGATGCCCCATACTCAAGTGCAAATGTTGCATTTAAAGTATTTTGTGAAATTAAATTATTTCCAGTTAAACTTGTTGTTCCAACTCTATTACTTGCAGATGAAAAACAATAATTTGCGTCAGTCATTGCAGTAGTAAAAGTAATTGTATAGTTTCCAAATGAATTCCGAAGAACGCTTGTTACATTCCCACTTGCACGAATTAAACGATTCGTATTTGCTGTGCTGACTGCACCAGTAGTATCGCGTGTTCCATCAAAGTTCACCCATGCTCTACAAGCATAAGATGGGGCAGAACCAGATGCAGTAGATAGTGTCGTAGCAGTATCAGCGTTACCAGTCACATTCCCAGTCAAGTTCCCTGTAATTCCGCTAGTAGTTAGCGTAGCGGCAGTAGTGCCATTAACCTTGATATACCCTTGCGCGAGGCTGGAGTCGTTTTCTAATGAGAGTGATGTTGCCATATTATTCGTAAGAAATGTTAATTGTTCCAGCATCAAATGTGTCCGTTCCGTTTACTGTAGTAATGCGAAGTCTGGCTAAAGTTCCAGTTATTGTTTTAACACCACCTAAAGTAAATCCGTTACTTATTGCCATACTTGCCCCAACACCAGAGCAAACCCAAGTGCTTCCGTTAATTTTTGATAGAAAAATATGTCCAGTAAGATTTGTTGTTGATCCTCCCAAAAGTAAAATAAAACCAGCGGTGCTTGTTCCAGATCCTCCACCAGTACTGCTATAACTGTTATATCCGATTGTCTCAAATGAAGATGCTCCAATTTGAAATAGAATGTTACTGGCTCCTCCAGTAGATAAACTATCTAAAATAATCGTAATCCGTTTCACCCAACTTGGGATTCCAGTAAAATCAACAGCAGTTCCAGATGCGGTTTGTGCAGTTGCGAGAGTTAGTTGCGAATAATCAGTTCCAACACTTGCTTGTGATACTACTCCAGAAGATGATTTCAAGATACCATTGATTGATCCAATAGTTGCTCCGGGTGTTACTACTCCTGTTGTTCCATTAATTGTTACTGGCATAATTTTAATTTTCTATACTACTGTCCATGTTGATCCGCTTGGCACTGTCACAGTAACGCCAGAGTCAATTGTAACTGGCCCTGCCGTCATTGCGTTTTTGTTTGTGGAAATTGTATAGTCAGTGGTGACATTTTGGTCGTTTTCCCAAAAGATAGCGTCTCCTCCTGCTCCTGTTGCGCCACCAGCAGGGCCAGTTGCTCCCGTTGAACCAGTAGCACCACCACCAGGCCCAATTGGGCCTTGAGGGCCAGTCGCGCCAATCGGCCCCATCGGCCCAGTTGCGCCTGCTCCGGGGCCAGTTGCGCCAGTTTTACCATTCAATGATACAATGACAATCTCATCACCAGATGGGACGGGATTGTTCATTGTGATGGTATATGGGTATCCATGGGTGATTGTATAATCCAATGGGTCTTGGACTACTCCATCAATCGTTACAAGGAATGATGCGCTATTGGTTGTTGCGGCTCCGTCAATGTTGAAGGTAACTTCAGTCCCATCACCGATATATCCCCAACGGATACCGCCACCAGTTTCTGAAGCAACTATAGCTATACGAGCGTAATAAGCTGCACGATCCGCAATCGAGTTCAATGCCGCTTCACTTGGGCCGCATGGATTGCATTTAGAACTTCTGGAATTTCCGCAACTCATAGTTGATTATCGTTTACGATAAGGTTGATTGTTTTCATTGCAAGCATTTTTTTCAAAGAATTACACCACTGTCCATATTCCACCAGATGGAACTGTTACCACAACTCCAGAGGCTATTGTAATCGGGCCAAAGCTACCAGCGTTTATTCCAACTGGAATTGAATATGATGTATTCACAGTTTGACCATTCTGCCAAAAGATAGCATCAGTTCCTGCACCTGTTGCCCCACCGCCAGAACCTGCAGGTCCAGTAGCTCCAGTTGCACCTACTACTCCAGTTGCGCCCATATTGCCAGTTCTTGAAAATGTAATAAACCGATTATCAAAATCAAGAGCTGGAACCGCGCCAGCAATTATAGATATTGGAACTTTGAAATAAGTCCCAGCATCTATTAATGTTCCTGTAATAGCAATTTGCGAATTAAATGCTCCCAATGTTGATGGTATTGCAATAAATCCGTATGGGTTTCCATTTGTGCTATCATCCCAAATTGAAATAGCTGTTGCTCTATTAATGCCATCAGCACCTATTTTAGAAATATACATTTGAGTCACACTCGATGCGACTGTTGAATTCATTCTAAAGAAACCATTTCCGGGATCAGAATCAGTTGTAATTGTAGAAACTTGATACCGCATTCCAGCAGGAAGCCCAGTCGCGCCAGACGCACCGATGCCAGTGGCTCCAGTAGAACCAGTAGAACCTTGCGTTCCCTGTATGCCTTGAACTCCCTGCAATCCAGTTGCGCCTGTGCTTCCTTGGATTCCTTGCAATCCAGTTGCGCCAGTTGAACCAATCAATCCTGTCGCGCCTTGCAGTCCAGTTGCTCCTGTAGCTCCAATGCCAGTCGCTCCAGTCAATCCTTGAATACCCGTGCTTCCAGTTGCGCCTTGCCCGCCTGTAACGCCAGTAGCTCCAGTGCTGCCAGTTAATCCTGTCGCACCAGTTAAGCCAGATGTAACAATCGCAAAAATCAATTGCTGGTTGTTAGAAAATTGCGATGTTCCACCAGAAGCAACAAGAGTTACTGGAATTGAGATATAACTATTAAGAACAACAGTTGGAGTTGCTGAAATTTGCCAAGTTTGAAAGTTGTTTGAGTTCCCTTGATCTTGGATAATAAATGTGTCTCCAGTCTTAAAAAGCGGGAAGAAAACATCAATATCATTTCCAAGTGCATCGATATGAGAAAGAGTTACAATCGTTGATGAGGTTTGCGTGGCATTGTCCCAATACAATGTTTGAACTGATGGAACACCAGATAGCGTTGTTGTATCTGCTTTGTAATTGTAAAATGAAGAAGATTGTCCAGCCGCGCCAGTAGCACCTGTAAGACCAGTTGCTCCAGTTGATCCGATTCCGGTTGCGCCAGTCGCCCCATCATTTCCAACAATGCCAGTCGCGCCAGTGCTTCCATCTAACCCCGCAATACCTGTTGCGCCAGTGCTGCCCTCTAACCCTTGAATTCCAGTAGCACCAGTTGATCCCGTGCTTCCTTCAATTCCTTGGTTTCCTTGGATGCCTTGAACGCCTTGAGGCCCAGTTGCTCCAATTAAACCTTGTATTCCAGTAGCTCCGGTTGCGCCTTCTCCAGTAGCTCCCGTAGCCCCTGTCAATCCAGTCGCTCCAGTCGGGCCATCAACTCCAGTTGATCCAGTCGCTCCAGAACCGCTTGCACCCATTGGCCCAGTCAATCCTGTAGCTCCGCGAGGGCCAACCATTCCAGTAGCACCTTCCGGCCCAATCGGGCCTTGCTGCCCCGTGGCTCCGGTAGCACCAGTTGAGCCAATACCAGTAGAACCTTGTTGTCCAGTCGCGCCTTGCTGACCTTGAATTCCTGTGCTACCTGTAGCTCCACGCAATCCTGTAGCACCTGTAGTTCCGTTAATGCCAGATAATCCCGTAGCTCCAGTTGCCCCTTCACCAGTGGCTCCGGTTGCGCCCGTTGGCCCTCCAGATGGGCCAGTTGCACCCTGCAAACCTGTAGCACCTGTAGCCCCAACTCCTGTAGCCCCAGTAGCCCCACTTGCTCCAATGGATTGTAATGCTATGCAAGCTGACTTCGCGGCACTTGCAGCACTTTCTTTTGCTGACCTTGCATAAGATGCAACTATGATAGTTTCATTACAATTTCCCATATGGATTATCGTTTACGATAAAGTGATTTTAAATTCAAGATGTTTGTTCCACCAATAGGTATGGAATTGTTTTTTGGTTGTATCTATTCATTTCAGAATAGACAAGGTTGATGAATCCATCCCATTGCGGAGGGTAGATCGTCTGGCATCCCAATGACGATGTTGTGTTATACCCGCCCTTGTGGATGTTGATTGCTACTCCCATCGAATCACCTTCGCCATCTCGCGTAACAGGGAGTTCTTCTTTTGAGTTAGCAGGTCGCAACGCTGGGTAGCCGCCTCCGGGTTTAGAGATACCATGATTGCCCTTACGATACCTATGAACGCCCGTTTTAAGAACCGCGATACCTTTCTTAAAAACTGATGGATCAGTATTGGCGTTGAAAGTAGCATGAACAGAAGGAGATAGTAGTATAATCGCATCGTCGTAGATGCCCCTTTGGTTGCCTGATGGTTGAAATGTTTCAGAATAATACCCCCTAATACCGATTAAAACAACTCTATCTTCTATTCCTGCTTTTATAGCCATAGCTAAAGATTTTTCTTTAGCTTGTTGAGGTCTTGACTTTGGAATCATCATATATTACTCTTCATCTATGAAGACTTGTTGCAGATGTAAAACCGAAAAAGAATTGAACGAATTTGTTAAATCCTCCAGATCGAAAGATGGATTTTCTAACAGATGTAAGCATTGCCATAGAATTGCAAGCATTAAATCGTGTAGAGATAATCCAGATGGGAGAAAAGAATCTTGCCAGAAATATTACGAAACACACAAACAAGAACATATGAAAAGATGTGTTTCTTGGGCTAAAAGAAATCCACAAAAAGTTAAAGAGATCAAGTTGAGGTGTTTTAAAAATATGACAGAAGATCAGATTAAAAGACTCAATCAGCACAGAAGAAAATCCACAATACAGCAAAGACAAAAATTCCCTGATAAATATAAAGCAAGAAGCAAAGTTAATAATGCTATTGCCAAAAATAAAATCCCCAAGGTTTCCACATTGCAATGTATAAATTGCGGGAATCAAGCACAACAATATCATCACCATAATGGCTATAATATTGAACATTGGCTCGATGTTGTGCCTATGTGTATTCCTTGTCATTCTTTGGAGAAATAACCATTAGCCTTTACGGATCACGTTGATTAGTCCGACAAGTCCGAGTCCAGCGACAAGGATTGCTTCTTGAAGTTCTGGTTCGATCTTCACTCCGACTGCCGTAGCAATCAGAATCAATCCGCGCCAAGTTGAATTTTCACTGAGTCGTTGAAGTAGTATATTTACGATTTTCATTTCTTTGTTCCTTTTGGTTCTGGAAGTTCATATGTGATCCTTCCAAAGTCTGTCTGTAGGGAAATTCCAAGTGTCTCGCACCCAGTCAAAAATGCCATTGCAAGAAATGCAAATGAGATCAAAATTAGTCCAAGCGCGATTTGTTTAGGATTCATTTACTTTTATTCCAGTTACGCACGATAACAATAAGCGATCCAATTCCAACTGCAATACCGACGAGAAGAGAAACAATCCGCAACCATGCTTCGATTTCTGGCAGCAATGAAATTCCAACTGATGTTGCCGTAGCAATAACTCCTGCCATGCCTGCGTTAAATGAGTGAGTGTCCATTATTCTGGTTTTTCTACTAATGCAGCAAAATCAACTTCGCTTGTTTTTTTAATAATCATTCCTTCTGGAACAATCCATCCTGCTGCATTCTCTTCATCCAACACGATGATGTTTTCCAACCAGTTTCCTGCCTCGTTAATTATAGCGTATCGTTCTAACATATTAGTAATAAGTTGTTACAATCATAAATCCGTTGCCACCATTGCCGCCAGCACCAGAGTTGTTGTTTTGCGATGCTCCACCACCACCACCGCCAGAGCAAAATCCTCCATTGCCACCATTGCCGCCATCACCAGTAATGCTTGAGCCACCGCCGCCGCCACCAGTTCCTACTTGGTATGTTCCATTGGTTGTGTTATTTCCATTTCCTCCATTACCGCCACCAGAAGTTCCAGCAGTTCCTGTTGTAAGGGTTGATCCATAAAATGAATTTCCACCTGATCCACCAGCAGATACTGCATTTGCAGTTGTAATACCACCAGCACCACCACCTCCAGCACCTCCAAGTCCAACAGCAGCCAATGCACTCGTAACACTTGCAGATGTCGGAGAACCAGCAGTTCCAGCAGCTCCAGTTGAAGATGTTGAGCCTCCAGCGTGTCCGTTTGTTGAACCAGAGCCACCAGTTGCAGCACCATTAACTCCAGCAGCACCAGCTAAACCTCCACGCGCAACTGCATAAGTAGAAAAACTTGTTTGACCACCAGTAGTTCCAGCGTTTCCGTTTGTTGCGTTGACAGTTTGTGCTGCGCCTCCATTGCCGCCGCCGCCAATTCCAATTTGGATTTCTGTGCTTGGCAAAATTGACGCATCAATAAAAACATCTGCGTATGCACCACCACCGCCACCAGCACCACCACCACGAACTACTGTTCCCGTAGAATCTTTGCGTCCCGATCCACCTCCGCCGCCAGCACCCCATGCTTGGACACGAACATATTTTGCAAGTTCATCTTTATACCAATAACGGCTTGAGTTGATATACTCAATCTTTGGAGTCAAATTTCTAACTCCGTTAATTGATCCTCCAGAAATATTTACATTGTCTAAATTTTGAGTCGAAAGAGTTCCAGATTTAGCATATGGAATCCAATTGAATGCGATAACACTGCGCTGCAATGCTCCAGAACCATGACGAGTTCCACATAGAATAGACCCATCTGCCGTAATAGAAAGTGAACCAATTTCAAGATTGTTAGAGTTTGTCCACAATCCTGCATTTTTACCAATAGTTGTGAGATTTATGACATCAGTTGCAGTTGTATTAAATACACCTGCGCCTTGGTAATCAAATGCGTAGATTTTACCAGCATCCGCGCCTGCACGCAATGCAAGCAATATATAACCAATGCCACTTGGAGCATTTGTGTCAGCTTTAAATACTGCACCTTGACAAAGATTGTTTGCTGCAAAAGAAATCCCTACTGACGCTGCATTTCCAGCATCAGAACCATATGCGTCAAATGATTGGAATGCCAATGTGCTGATTGAGTAATTGTAGTTTGCAACAAAAATATATCCGTCTGGAAGCAATACAAGTCGTGTAATAAAAGAAGTGTTGCTTCCATTTGGCGTAACAGCTTTAACCCAACTATCAGGAGTCAATGCTTTAGTTGTTGGATCAATTGAGAATCGTGCTACGCTGCTACCATCCGTTGTCTGTCCAGTCGATGACACAAACAATTTGTTATTTGCACGATCAACAAGACAATCTTGAGGATACCAAAGTTGGGTTGCAATGTCAGCGCGGGATACTGCTGGCGTTGAGGTTTGGAAATTCCAAGCCTCGCTGGTTGTTGAAGTAGCAAGATCAACTTTTATGATTCTACCAAAAAAGTCTGTAGCAGAATTTTTTTCATCTGGAATAAATACTGTGTCAGCATCATAAACAGAACCACCTTTGGATGCGTTAAAAACACTGTAAGCGAGTGATTGTTGACCACCATAACTATTTGATCCTCCAGAAATTTTGTTTGAAGAATCTTTTGTCAATGTTCCACGCCACATTGCAGATGATCCATTGCCTCCAGTTGTTCCAAGGTTTTGTGAGAAATAAAACTTGTTAGAATCAAATGGACTTGCTTGGATAAAATCAATAGACCCAGTAGCAATTGTAGCAGAAACTCGATTACAATTTCCAACAACTACTGGTTGCGCGAGCAGCGAAACTGGTTTTGATCCACCAAATTCTTTGCCTTCATACGAAGTAGAATTTTGTGTTGAGCTTCCCTTAACAATGTAAGTGGCAGTTTGGTCAACTTGCGCTGGAGTCAATGCAGCGTATTCAGCCTCCGTAAGTTCGATGATTGTTGGAATTCCACCACCATTTGCGATTTTACCTGCAAGACTTGTTGTAAGTCCATCAATTTTGCTTTGCTGGATTGCTGCTGTTGCAGACACATCAGCGTCAACAATCGTGCTTGCTGGAGTTTGAAATACTCCATTTACAACTTTTACTACACCGCTTCCTGCAACAGATGGAAGCGTTGTGTGAGTATGACTTGGATACCCGTCACCAAAATGGAAGGTTACTTGATTGTTATTTTGGTGCGCTCGTCCATAGAAATACACAACAATTCGATCAGTTGCCAAAATTGTTGTTTGAGGCATCACAACCGAGCATACTTGCTGTGTAATTTCTGAAGGGTCGTAAATGTAAGTGTCGTTTGATGTTGCAAGTAATGTTGGAGCATTTACTCCGTCATATTTAAGAACCTCAATTTTAAAGTAAACTTGATTTGCATTGTTTGTGGTAGTGCTTTCAACAAATATATTGAAATCCCAAATGCCAGCAGGAATCGTTGTCGAAGAAGGAACATTTAGGTCAGTTGCAAACGATGCAAGAAAATCATACGATGCAGTAGAAAGAATTGGAGAAGTATAACTTGTTGCCGTGACTTCTCCAGAAATTCCAAGCTCTTTCGTTGCATTAGGAGTTTGTGGAATATTTGTTACTGGAGCATCAGAGGCAGTATTGAAATTCAAATAATAGATTACACCACCACCACCAGAGCCGCCTGTTGGAATAGCACCCGGAACCCATGCGCTGCCATTCCATTGCAGTGTTTGACCATTGCTTGGGGTTGCAGAAGAAACTGCATTTCCTTGGAGCTTAACAACAGTTGGGTCTGGATAATTACCAGACAAGTCTCCTCCAGCTACTCCAGTTGATGGGCCAGTTGCGCCAGTCAACCCAGTAGCACCTGTAGCACCATCGTTTCCAGCGATACCCGTTGCGCCTGTTGTTCCAACGCCAGTTGCGCCTGTGTCGCCTGCTGGTGTAAAAACATCCCAATATGTAGGATTTGAACTTGGGTCAGTAAGACCTGCTGGAACAGCTTGTTTTGCAATGTAAGATGTAGTTGGCATAAATTAAAAAGTTACAATGTCTCCAGCATTATATGATGTTGCTCCATTCCAAACGCCAGCATAAACAACTCCGGGTATGCCTTGCAAACCAGTTGCGCCTGTAGCTCCATCTGTTCCAGCAACTCCAGTTGCTCCAGTAGAACCAATTTCACCTTGGATGCCTGTTGCACCAGTTGATCCATCATTTCCGACAAGTCCAGTTGCGCCTGTTGCGCCAGAACCAGTAGCCCCTGTAGCTCCAGTAACACTTAATCCACTTGCTCCGATTGGGCCTGTAGCTCCAGTGGCTCCACTTGCGCCAATGCCAGTTGCTCCTGTGCTGCCCTGCAATCCCGTAGCCCCAGTAGGGCCACCACTTGGGCCTGTAGCCCCAGTTGCGCCGATTGCGGCAGTTGCTGAACTTCCAGTAAAGTCAAGTTTACCAGTGAATGGATTAAATGTAAGTGCCATATTTTATGGATAAGCTACAGACACAGTTGTCAGATTCGCATCATTAGCAACTGGAGGTTGGATAGCGTAAGTAAGGGTTAGCGTTGCAACTGGAGTTCCATCTTTCAAATACTGCACTGTGGCAATATTGTTAGTCGAACCATAGTAACTAATATCAATCTGATCGTATGCAGGAATCTCAAATCCTGCGATTTCTTTCAAAGATTCGTAGATATTGTAGTTCTGTTGATCTTGAGTTAGATCGGTAAAGCAGGGTTGAGAGAGTGCCATAAGATTTTATCGGTTACGATAATTAAGCAAGAGCCGCAGCAAGAGCTTCGTTAGTGAGGAAGTATTGCTGGTCTTCAGTTTTTTGCACAAAGCAATTTTCAGTAACTGGGGATAGACCACCAATTGTTGCGAGTCCAACATAGAATTGGTAGAGCTTGGCAGCATCACTTGCTGCATCATAGCAACCGAAAGAAGTTGGATCAATGCCGGCGGCGGCGGCGATTGTTTGAACGAAAGGATAAGTTTTATCGCGGTAAGGAAGAGATGTGAAGCAAGCCATAAAATGAAAAGGGGTTAGGGTGAGGAGGAATTGACCTCCCCACCCAAGGTTGAGGTTTAGTAGTAGATACCGACAATGTAGGCATTCACGTAGAGTGCGCCAACACGTCCAGCAGTGTCAGCACCAGATGCGACATCAACGCCAGCGTTCGCATAGGTGAACGTGGTGGAGTCAACAACAGTAACTTCAGCCTGCACATCGTTGAACGAACTATCGGTCATGCTGGCAATCGTGATGACGTCACCCGTGGCAAAACCATGAGCGGCGGCAGTAACGATTGTAGCAACGCCCGAAGCGCGAGCAACAGTTGCGGTAGCTTGACCAGCACCAACTGTGCTTTTCAGCAAGCGGAGTTTGCGAGAGCCAGTGATGACGTAAGGATTAGCAGCAATCGCAAGAGGATTGAAGCGGCCTTGGTTATCAAGAGCGTCCGTGATGGTCAGCGAGGAAGTGACGTTTTCGCCAGTGGTTCCGTTATCAACGATCACAACTGGATCGGTGGCAGTAGTTCCGCGAGCGTAGGCAGTTTCCAGAACGATGCTTGTTGGAAAGAACTTGGTGTCTTGGTCGTTAAGAACCAAGAGGTCAGCGTCTCCAGCAGCGAGAAGATTGATTGCGACAGGGCCAAAAAGGTTGACGCGATCATAAGCGAGTGGTCGTTTGTTAGACATATTTTGTATTTTATTTAAGGTTATGGGGAGAGGCTTTAATAGCCCCTCCCCTTATTTAACTTAGGAAGGCACAACGATGTCACCCACACCAGCGCAGCTATAGCAGTCCTGATTGTTCTCAGGAACGATGTAGCTCTGAACTGGGCAGCAGGAACCATAGAGATTCTTGCTCTTAGGCAGGCGATGCAGGAACGAGTGCATGATGGTTGGGTCTTTGACCTGTGCAGCGAGACGGAACTGGGCTTGATAGAAGCCCGATTTGCGCCAGCGGTTGCACTCCCAATCTGGGTTCTTCCATTCCCAATCACCAGCGTAGTTCTGGGTCATCTGTTGGGCTTGGCCGTATCCAGTCGAGGATGGCATTGTCCATTTAACCATTGCTTTGTTGACCATAGCAACCGAGATACCAAAGTCGGCATTGCGGTAGGCTTTGTTAGGAACATACGAGCAGCCGTTTTCCATCACCACTTTGATATAGCGAGGAACGCGGACGAGACGCGCCCATGTAGCAGGATCAGCTTCGTTGAACGGAGCGAGCGATGCGTTGAAGGCAGTGTCAGCGTTGAAGCGAGCGGCGTTGATGTCGTAACCGAAGGC